GGGGGGGGGGGTGTAATTGAATGTCAAAAGTAATCCGTTTAGGGAATATTTACAACGAAAAAGCAGGACTAGGGTTTGCGGGGAATGTTTGGGATAAAAACGGATTATGTCCGACATTAACGACAATGCAAGGGGGGGGGCAGAGAGCCTATGATTATTGAAGAAAAACAGATTGTGAGAATGATAGGCCGCAATCCTAATAATCCATCAGACAGAACACCAGGAATAGAATTAGAACAAAGATTAGAGCCAAATTCAGAAGGTATTTGCAACACCTTAACAACAGTTCAAAAGGATAATTTAGTGTTAGAAGAAATTGAAGAAGAAGTTGTAAAAATTGAAAAAGTAGGACAAATAAGTAACGAAGGTTCTCAATGTGGAACAGTTGTATCTACAGAAGGGTTATATCCAACTATTTCTGCAGGGTGTCATGGATATGCGAATCCCCATATTTTAGAAAATAACGCACAAGAAGGTGATATTATAGACGCTTTTAAACAGAAAGTTTTAACTGATGGGATTTCTCCAACAATTACAACAAGACCAGAAGGAAAGAAAACTGCAATTTTACCAGTAGTAGAAAGATACAGAATCAGAAAACTTACTCCTAGAGAATGTTTTAGATTGATGAATGTTGAAGAAGAACAGTTTAATAGGGCAGAAAAAGTTGTATCTAACTCGCAACTCTACAAGGTTGCGGGCAATGCAATAGTTGTATCAGTTTTTTGTGCATTATTCAGTCAATTAGGAATACAAGGAAAAAAGAAATGGAATGATATGACAGAAGATGAAAGGATTGCATTAGTTCATAAGAATACAGTTATGGATAGAAAGGAGGAAAACGCTTAATTCCTAGTAGACTAGGTTGCAACAGCGAGATGTGATTGTTGCGTAATTTTGAAATCGTGGCTTTTAGCAAGTAGAAAATCCAATACGGAATAAATGCGTATTGGTAAGCGTGAAATACATAGCAAGTTGTAGTTTTGGAAAAGATAGTTTAGCGATGATATTGAAATTATTAGAACTGAATTATCCATTAGATGAAGTTGTATATTTTGATATTGGAGCAGAATTTAAATCTATTTATACAAATAAAGAACTTATAAAAAAGGAACTTGGTAAGCGTGAAATACAGTTTACAGAGTTAAAACCGAAACATGATTTTTTCTACACAATGTTAGAAAAAGAAGTGCAAAAGAGAAATGGGCAAAAACAATCGGGCTATAAATGGTGTGGTGGTTTATGTCGTTGGGGAACAACATTAAAACTTAATGCCATAAAAGAAAATAATAAAAAGTATGGCGATGAGTTTATTGTTGAATATGTTGGAATAGCAGTCGACGAACAAGAAAGACTGTTAAGAGAAAGAGTGAAAAGATATAAAAACAGATTGAAGATTTATCCCTTAGCAGAATGGGGAATGTCTGAAAAAGACTGTTTGAATTATTGCTATGAAAAAGGCTTTAATTGGGAAGAAAACGGAATTGAACTTTACAAAGTTTTAGACCGTGTTTCTTGTTGGTGTTGCAGAAATAAAAACTTAAAAGAACTTGAAAATATGTTTTTATTTCTTCCAGGCTATTGGGAAAAATTAAAAGAATTACAATCAAAAATTGAAATACCTTTTAGAAGTGATGGGAAAACAGTTTTTGATTTAGAGAATATCTTTAGGGACAAAAATATTTTGGTTTGCGGAGAAAAAAAAGATGAGTAAAGTAAAATTAGTAATAAGAAAATCAGTTTATGATGAGCTAATGGAAAAGTTGAATTATAAACCTAAAATATATGTAATTTTTAATCATGAAGAAGATTCTGTACAAAAAGGATTTAATTCTGCTGTGCATCCGAGAGATGATAAGGGAAGATTTACAGAAAAAGGGATAATGGAATTATCTGAAAAAGATAGAGAATTACTTTTAGATTATTTAGAAAAAGAAACTTATGAAGATTTTGAAGGTATAAAAGTTTCTGTTGGAAAAATAGATGCTGTAAGAGAAGGAAGATGTAAAGATGAAGTAGAAACTTGTAAAAAAATAAAGATGTTAGGTTTTGATGTTTATTTATTAAGAGAAAGTTATTCTAATAACAAAAAGGCTGATATTTTTTATAAATTATTTAATGATAGAGATTTTATGGAAATAAAAAATACTGGGGAACATAAACTAATAACAAGATTTAATGAAACAAAAAAACAAGCTCCAAGTTGTTTCATTTCTATTAAGGGTGAAATAACTTATAACAAGTATAAAAAATTAAAAGATGAAATAAAAAAAGATAATAGGAATGGTTATGTAATTATTGAATACAAAGGCAAGTGTAAGGTTTTAAAACAAAAAAAACTCCCGCCCCGATAGAGGCACAGTTAAGTGCAATATCCGATCCTTCTAGGGAGTTTTAATTGACAACTTCTTGGTGTGTCCGATAGTAGATACTGAAACCGTTCCTATCACCATCTATAGTTTACAGATAGAATAAATATTTGTCAATAAAAAAAAGGAGAAAATAAATGAAAGTAAAGATAACAGAAAATTTGGTAAAGATTGTAGAAGTTGATGCAAAGAATGAAAGAGAAGCTTTGCAATTAGTTGATGATAAGTATAGGGCAGCAGATGAAGATTATATTTTATCGGCTGAAAACTTTAGCGATGTACAATTTGAGGTGGTAAAGAATGATTGATTTGTTCGGTAACGAAATAGAAGAAAAATCAAACAAAAAAGATTGGATTGAAAATAATAAAGCTATATTCACTTGTAATGGTGCGAGAACTTACGCAAAAGAAGAACGACAGCATGAAGATTATTATGCCACAGAGCCAAGAGCTGTTTATGAATTGTTAGAAAGAGAAAGTTTTTCTGAAACAATATTAGAACCTTGTGTGGGTGGGGGGCATATAGCAGCAGTGCTTAAAGAAAAAGGGTATAAAATAATTGCTAAAGACATTGTAGATAGAGGTTTTCCTGGAACAGAAATAAAAAATTTTTTGGGGATTACAGAAAATAAAAATGATATTGTAACTAATCCTCCGTATGTATTATGTAAAGAATTTGTTGAACACGCTTTGAACATTTCTCCAGAAGGAACAAAAATAGCAATGTTTTTAAAATTAACTTTTTTAGAAAGTCAAAGCAGAAGGGCATTATTTGACAGTAATCCGTTTAGAACCTTGTATGTTTTTTCACAACGCAGAAACTGTGCAAAAAATGGAGATTTTGAAAAATATCCGTCAAGTGCTATTGCTTATGGGTGGTTTGTATGGGAAAAAGGATTTAAGGGTAATCCAGAAATAAAATGGATATAAAGGTGGGAAAATGAAATTAATTAGGAAAATTTGTTTAATTATTCTTATTGTTATTGGGTGTTTTTTTATTGGCTATGCAATTGGAAAACATTTTGAGTCAATCAAAATGAAAAAAATTGTATATGTTGATTTTATTTCAGAAGAAATAGAAACAGAGCAAGAAAATATACATAAATATCAATTTCTGCCTGCTGAACTATCTGATTATATAGTCAGAATGTGTACAGAATTAGAAATTGATCCTGATTTGGCAGTTGCCATTTTAATGCAGGAGAATCCGGAAATTAATTTAAATGCCACTCATAGGAATGAAAACGGAACTATGGATCTAGGATTGTGGCAACTTAATGATAAATATTTGTACACAACTTTTACAAATAATTTTTGGAAGTTTGAAAATGTTGAACTGAATGCTTTTGATTGGAAACACAACACATTTATAGCCTTACACCAAATTGAATGGTTACAAAGTAGGTTGAAAATTTTTGACGATGTTGTGATGGCTTATAACTGTGGTATTGGGGCAACAATTAACAGAACAATTCCTGAAAGCACAAAGATTTATTTATGTAGAGTTAAAAATAATTTTAATTTATTAAAGGGTGGAGAAAAATGAAAAGTTTTAAGAAAACATTTAAGGTACAAGACGAGTGGAAAACGCCTTCCGTTCTTGTTAATATGATTGTTCCTTATCTTCAAAAGTGGGAATCAGATTTTATATCAAAAAATGGTCATAAACCTATTATTTGGTGTCCTTTCGATGAAGAAACGTCAAAATATGTAGAAATACTACAAAAAAAAGGTTTTCAGGTTGTTAGAAGCCATCTAAATGATGGAAAAAATTTTTTTGAGTATGAGCCAGAATCGTACGATTTAATTGTTTCAAATCCACCATTTAGCTTAAAGTTAGATGTTTTTGAACGTATTATTTTTGATTTACATAGGCCTTTTGTTTTGTTGATGAATATGATGGCGATAAATTATCAAGAAATTGGGAATTTATTTCAGTTTGTTGGGAAAGGCATTCAATTCATTATTCCAGATAAAAAGGTTTCTTTTAATGGGAAAACATCGAGTTTTTGTAGTGGATATGTTTGTTATGATTTTATTGATCATACGGAATTTGTTCATTTAGAAAATAATAACACAGGCAATAATTTTAAAGAATAGGGAGGAAAAAATGATTAACTGTAAAAAATGCAAACATTATAAAAAAGAGGGGATTAAACACATTTGCAAAGTTACAAAGAATGTTGTAATGGGTGAGCTGCTGCAGAATCAGCAAATAAAAAAAGAATGCGGCATGTATGCTCACAAAGAGACTGGAATGACAGTGCAGGAATTATGTGATGAATTGACTATGTTATGCCATAATGGTTTGGCACAAACTAGGATTAAAATTGGTAGTTGCACAATATCTAGAGTTGTTAATACTAAAGATTTAGTAAGTCTTAAAATTATGAAAGGAGATTAGTAAAATGATTTTTTATAAAGATACTCACTTTTATACAGCTAGAGAGATTACTCGTATGATTAACGAAGGAAATAACGAGATAAGTAAATTATGGTTTTATATTTTTGGAAAAGAAGATTATTCTGTTCCAAAAGTATATCTAACTTTGAAAAATGCTTATGAAAAAAAAATGATAAACTGTTTAGTGTATAAAAAAAGTTCTAACGGTAGAGAATACAAAGCATTTTCTATACCGGATATTCAGAATTTTTTGAATAATTATACAGATTTTTTTGATCAAAGCCATCAAGTAAAATACGTTCAAAATAAATAGGGGAAAAAAAATGAAAATTATTTTTAACAAAGAAGCAATGATTAGAGAAATTTCAATTGCTCAAAAGGTTATTGCAAATAAAAGTCCATTATCCATTTTGTCAAATGTTTTATTGGAGGCAAAAGATAATAGATTAGTAATCAGAGCAACAGATTCTACTGTAAAATTTGTAACTAAAATACCTGTTGAAATTGAGAATGAAGGAATAATAACAATTTTCTGTGATAAATTTATGAGTATTCTTTCTTCATTGCCATCTGGTGATGTTGAATTATCGCAAGATGAAAACGGAGTGGTTATTAAACCAAATGCAAAAAAAGTTAAGTTCAAAATGAAAATGTTGGCAAGTGATAAATTTCCTGAATTTATCTCAAATAAAGACTGTAGACAATTTGAAATCGCATGCAAAGACTTAAAAAATATGATACAAAATACAATTTTTGCTGTTTCTACAGAAAAGAATAGGTATTTTATGACAGGAGTTTTTCTTGTTGCTGATGGGGTAAACATTACTGCTGTTGCAACAGATGGAAGAAGAATGTCAATTATGACAAAATCATCTACAGAAAACTTTCCTGGAGTTATTATTCCGACAAAAGTATTGAATATTTTGACTGAATTACTTGGTACAGAAGGGAATGTTGTTGTCAAAATAAATGATAAATCAATTTCTTTCTTTTGTAATAATTTTGAATTGTATTCAAACTTAATTGATGGGCAATATCCAAGTTATGCACGTGTTATTCCTGTTGGGTTAGATAGTAATTTTGTTATTCCCAAAAAAGATTTGGAAGAAGCAATGAAAAGAAGTAAAATTATGAGTAATTCAACGGGTAGATTGTCATTTTATATTGGGGGTAATTCTCTAAAAATTACAACACCGGACACAGAAATAGGTAATGCTGCGGAAGAAATTAGTTGTAAAACAGAAATTCCAAATGCTGAATTACATATAAATTATCAATACTTAGAAGATATATTAAAAGTAATAAATGATGATAATATTGAAATTAGTTGTTCTATTGTTGATGGTAAGATTCTTAGTGCGATAACAGTGCAAGGCCATAATGACAATCAGAATGACACAAAACATATCATTATGCCTATGCAACAGTAGGTTCAGAAACGCCAATTAAAAACTAATTGGCGTTTTCTTTTTTTGCTTTGAAAAAGTCTACCTGATTAATAATTAAAGATATTATCGGCTCTCGCTCTTCTTTTGATAATTCTCTTAATTTAACTAAGGCAATGATCAAATCATCATCAATGGTTGAATCATATCCACCCAACATCAATTCCATTGGCAAATTAAAATATTGGGAAATTCTGAATAAAATATCAGCACTAGGGATTGTTCCCCTTTGTTCCCAAACAGTAAAGTTTGATTTTGGCAAACCTAAAGCCTTCAAAAATTGTGCCACAGTAATATTTCTTGATTTACACGCGGCTTTAATATTTTTCAATAATGTTTCGTTCTTCATATTTATATTATCGGATAAAAATTTACAAATGTAAATAAAAATTATTGACAAAACAACAGATGTGTTTTATATTAAATTGTAGTTTACAAACGTTAATTATTTATAGCGGGTTGGAGAAATTGGTTAACTCACTGGAATCATAATCCAGAGATTGTAGGTTCGAGCCCTACGCCCGCCATATCCCACAGGCGATAAAGGAGTATTTATGCCAAGAACAAAAAAATTAATTATTGAATCTGTTGAAGATAATACAGATTTACCAATGGTTTCAGAAATCAAAACTGTTGAATTGGTTACTGAAATTGCAGTCGGAAAATTAACATCAAATGCAAAAGAATATAAAGCTGCAATTGAGAAAGAGTTAGAAACATTTTCTATTGAACGTTATTTAAATAATCCTGATGCAGCAAAATCTGATAAAGCATATCTTAATAAATTAAAAGATGAAGTTGCTGAAAAACGAAAAACAGCAACGAAACTTTGGAACTCTCCGTTAGCAGAGTTTGAAAATGAAATGAAAACTCTAGAAAAGACAATTAATGAAGCATCAGATCAATTAAAGCAAATTGTAGATGAAGCTGCACAAAAAGAAAAAGATTCTAAATATGAACAAATTAAAACAATATGGGAATCTTTTGATTTTAAAATTATTTCTTTAGATAAAATATTTGATCCAAAATGGTTAAACAAAACTTGCAAAATTACAGAAATTACAACAACTTTAGAGAATATCGTTGCCAAAATTAAATCTGAATTACAAACATTAGAATCAATGGATGATGAAGATAAAGAAATTTTGCAATCATTCTATTTAGATTGTTTAGATCTTAATGCAACACTTCAAAAAGGTAATCAACTTAAAGCGAATAGAGCTGTTCTAAAAGCTGCAGAAGAACAAAAAAAAGAAACTGTAGAACCTGTTAGAACAGAACAGGTTACTAAAACAAATATTCCTCAAAACTCACAACAAATTGAAGAATACACTTTAAAAATAAAAGGTCCTAGAGAAAAAATGATTGCACTTCGTCAATATATTATTAATTCAGGATTGGAGTATATAAAACTATGAGTAATAAACAACAAAAAAAATTAAGACAATTGGTAAGAAGAAATCAGAATAAATTAGTTTCTGATAGTTGGGATATGTTTTTTGAAACAATGGCAAAATTGCCATTGAAATACAGAATAAAAATGGCAATTAATATTATTGGTGCAAAAAACATTAGAGAAAAGAAATAAGGATAATTTATGAAGGAAATAACTAGTAAAGATTTTATGACAACAAAAGAAATAGCTGATTGTTTGGGAACAACAAAAGATGTTGTTTTGGCAAATGCAAAAAAATGTTTACCTAATAAGGTTATTGAACATGGTAAAAAAACTTTTTGGGATAAAGCAGAAGTAACTGTTTTAATTGATTATATGCAAAATCATAAATCAAACAATAGAAGTGTTGAGTTGAACTCAACAGTTGAAAATACATCCACCGATCTTACACCAGCTTTAATGATAAAACAAGCAATGGAATTGGCTCAAAAAGGATATGAATTAGAATTAAAACGTATTGAAGCAGAAAAGAATAGAATTCTGAAACAACGTGATAATTTATTGATTGAACTTGACGAAGCAAAAGATTGGTTTTCTATAAAAAGAATGCAGAAGTTAAATCCTAATGTTGTATTTAAATATTCTGTACTAAAAAAAGAATCAAAAAAATTAGGATATGACGTAAAAAAAGTTTTTGATGCAAATTATGGTGAAGTAAATGCGTATCATAAGGATGTTTACGAATCTCTTTATTTTGATACTTTAGATTTTGGTGATTAAAATGGAAATTCCTGAATTTAAATTTATATTAAATGAAATAAGTAAACTAAAATCCATCCTAACAGAAAATATAAATTCTACTGAATGGCAAGCCGAGTGGTATAACGATGAGGCTTGTTGGCAGAAAAAAGGTGGTTGTTCATTATCAACTTATAGAAGTAATAGGTTTTTTCAGTGTAAAGGTGGAATCCCTGATGCTTATGTTGGTGGTCGAAAAGTATGGAGTAGGGCATCTGTTCAGGAATGGGCAAAATTAACTGATGATAAATTAGAAGAATATCATAAAAAATATGCAACAGGAGCAAAAAGAAGATGACGAAAGCGGAACGGGCTGCACGAGATAAAAAGATTTGTGAAATTGCAAAGGAAAAAAAATATCTTTGCGAAATTGCAAAAGAAACAGGTTTTGATGAGGGTTTTATTCGATACATACTGTATAAATATGGCGTTCGCTATAGCCACAAACCTAATCGTTTGCAATCCAAACTTGCAAAAAGTGTTATAGAATTAGCAGGACAAATGAAAGAAATTGAAATTGCAAGAAAATTAGGTTGCACTAGGCAATATGTTAATCAGATTTTGAAACAAAAAAACAAACAGGAGCTTTTATGAAAAGATTAATTGCAGAGTTGCAATCGGAAAGGTTCACTAACAAATTGCTTTTTCATTTGCTTGTTGAAAATAAAAAAGCGACAAAATGTATTGCTCGTGTTTCTTATAATAATAAAGAATTAGAAAATGATTGTGATTTTTTAGTTTTATTTGATTCTGTTTTATCAAACTATGAAGAAACTAAACATCTGTACAATTTATCATGCAGAAGAATAAAAAGAATCAAAAGGAGAATTAATAATGAACAAAAAAACATCTCATATAAAAAAAATGAATTATTACAAAGCTATGAAATTGATAGATAAATTGTTAAAACTCGTGAATGCCGAGCCATCATTTAAAAATAGGGTTTCCTGGAAATCAAAATTACATCAAATTTTAAGAGAATTGGAAAATGCACAACGTTAATTAAATCCCACCCCCTTTTTTAATGGCTCTGTACGGACATAGTATTGTTTAATATATAAAAAAATTGTACCCTAAGATAAATTTAAGGGACATAGTATATTTGTTTTTTCGACTATTTCAAAAAACCCAACTCATAAACACAAGGTCGCATTTTATCACTTAATTGCTTAAACAAATTATTAAACTCGTTTAAATCATCTGCGAAATATTCTTTCAACAATCCTTTTATTTGATACCATCCACAATCCCAGTTCATAATTTGATATTCAGGATATTGTTGATTAAACATTTCTCGATATTCAAAAGTTTTGATTGTTAATTCTCTAGCTTTATCCAAAACAGCTTTTGCTTCTGTTGATAATGTAATATTTTGAAGTTTCTTATAAACAAATCTATCTTCTGAAACTCTGGCATCATTATATGTGAAATCATAACTATGTTTATCTGCTAAAACCATAATATCTTGTTTAGACATAAAGAAGAACTCGTTTTTTATATTCCAGGATTTATTTTCATATACTAGATTTTTTAATGAAGATTGATTGGAAGCAGAATGAAACAAGCTATAAATATAACTGTCGGTCTTAAATTCTTCCCACTTGCTATGTTTTTCATCTGGTTGTAAGTAGTTATCTTTGTTATTTATCCAGGTTGATTCAATAAGTTTTCTTGCAGAGAATATTGTCATAATTCTATCATAATTTTCAGGTGTAACAGATATTCCATTTGCATTACTACTATCACAGCTTGTAAACAATGCAACTTTTATAGCACTGTTATAAACATCATTGCCTACGTTCAAATAACAACCCAATGCGTTTTCAAATATTGATGTATTTGAACTTTTACCTGGTTTTACCGTGATAGCATTAGATAAAGGTGGCTTTTTTACTTTTGAAGTTTTTATATTAACAATAGGTTCTTTTATCCAATCTTTTGCAGATTGAATTCCATCCAAATTGTAAATAATTTTCTTTCCTACAATTTGTAATTCAGCATCATTTTCTTCAATCAGATTATGTAAAAAATCTGATTTATTCTTTGTTTCTCCATGTTTCCAAACAGTAAAATGAATACCCCATCTATCAGAAACATCAGAGAAATTTGAAGCATTAAACAAAATCCCTTGTTTATATTCAAATTCCTTAAAGAATAATTTTCTAAAACTTTCAAAAGTTGAGCCGCTTAAATATATAGGGTTACAAAATAATCCTATAACAATATCTGTTAATTCATAATTCTTTTTTATCTGATAAATTCTGTACAAAAACTGTGAAAATAAATTTTTACAAGCTTCTTTTAGGTCAGTTTTTACCATTTCATTATAAACAACAGATAAGGTTGCATTTTTTCCTTTTCCTTGTTTATCACCCTGTCCCATATTACTAGAAGAAGTTGCATAAGGTGGATTTATCAAAAAAACAATGGGCTTTTTTGATTCTAAAGCATTGTACAAACCTTCAGGAAGTTTTCCAGTTTTTTGGTCGAGAAAAGTAATATCATCATTCAAAAAATCAAATACAAATTTTGTAGCTTCGGGATTATATCTATTACCACAATCCAATTCAGCCTGCTCTAAAGTACTAGCATATAATTCTTTAAATCTATAATCTCGTGTTAGATTTCCAGTTCCCCAACAACAATCCCAAACAACATATTTTTCTTTCCAATCCTCACCTAATTCTTCGGAAAGCATTTTATGTGCATAATCTGTAAAAAGAGTTGGTGTATAAAACTCTCCACTCTTTCGCCGTTTCGCATCTTCAATTAAACGGTCAGATACTTCGGTAAATTTATTTTTATCTTTTGGAGAATATTCTTTTTCAAAATGCTTAAAAAATGTTTGATAGTAAGTTCCATTTATTTGATATTGTTTGTTATAACAAATCAATATATTAGGATTATTTGGATGCTGATAACAATTTTCCCTATCAATTATGGAGTTTATAAAAACTCCTACTAAATCATTTGGAGATATGTCTTTTACATCTCTAAGTACTCTTTTTGAGAAATCATCAAATATTTTTGAAATATTATGTTCTGTAACACGAACTTTTCTAACAATATTTGTCGCAATTTCAACTATTTTTTCTGCAACTTCTTTAAAAGAAAATGTTTCATTTATGTCATAAACATAAGGATCTATTTCTGTATCTTTTGAGATTTTTAATAATAAAGCAGGGTTTTTATCATGAGCATTACTTGGAGCAATATTCCAGTTTGTTTCTTCATCTAAATACTTTAATAATGGATTTGTGTGCATAACAAAGACTTCATCTCTATCTCCGACCATTACTACATTTGGAAGTCTATCTCCATTTAATTCAAATTGTTTTAAGTAGTAAATAACTTGAATTAAAACTTTGGCTCTTGAAGTTGGATTATGAAGTTCTTCATTGAATTTATATTCAATAATTAATCGTAAAAACAAGCCCCAGTCAACAAGACCATCACATTTATAAGGATGAGTTATAACACAATCATCTTCTTTTAAAAAATACAGAGAAATCCCTTCATTATAAACATTTTCAACTTCTCTTTCTTCTTTTGCATGTTTAATCTTATCAAAGAACTTACTTTTACTCATCTTAATTTTTCTCCTAAGCGATTATTGGTAGAGCAGGTCTGTTTCGTACAGGGTCTTTTTAATTAATCTTCGTATTCTTCTATCTTTTCACGATTGTTTAATTTGCTGTAAGAGCTGATAACATTAAAAACCGAATTTTTAAATTCAATTGGCAACTGCACAAACTGAATTATTAATTTGAAATACTGAATAATTTTCATTTTTTTAATCTCCTAAAATTATAATAATTAAAAATTAAGAAAAAATATAACAGTATTTTATTTATTAGTATGTGAATTACTGTGTGATTTGTTCACAATTTTCTTATTCTTCTTTAATTACTTCTCCAATGAATCTTATTAATAATTCTTGTGTAGTGTTAATGTTATTTCTTGTTCTTGCTTGGAGCAATTTTTTTGTAACAGTGTTAATTGAATAACCTTCTATTTCTTTCTGTTTTTTACCAGCAGCCATTTGGGTCAATATCTCAATTTCTTCTTCTTTCAAATCTAATAATTCTATGTTTTTATTTATGGCCTTAGTTCTAAAATGAGTAAAAATAAAATAATTAAAGATAACGTAATAATATGCAGCTCTAGAAATGTGTATTAGATAATTAACTAAGTGTTGGTCGTTATGAATAAAAGCTATAGTCGCAATTGTGAAATACCCAATTAAAATACTGATTTTCCAACGTGGCCGAATTATAGCAATTGCTAAAATAATAAAATATGCTGTGAAATTATTATACAATAAAGTTTTTCTTAATATAATTGTAGCAACTAAAATGTAGGCGTACAAAACGTGATATAAACAAAAATATTTTCTTTTCCAGATGAATATTAGGGGGAAATATATTGCATTTACAGCAATATATAGGATATTACTTAGATTGAAACCGTCAATGTAGTTTTTCCAAGCGTATAAAACAATAAAAACAAATGTTAAAATTCCTGTATCAAACAGTAAAACGTCTTTTTTTCTTTGATTAATAATATCCAATAAAAATCTCCTATCTATCTATATTTTTCCAATAATTTACTTGTCCGTCAATAAGCACATTAATTGGTTCACGTTGCTTTTCGGTTAAAGTTAGCATTTTTTGAACTGATTTTTGAATATCTTCTGGAAGTTCTGTATTTGGATTCTCTCCGGTTAGCAGCCATTCCATTGTTACATTTAAATATTTTGCAATTCTGTATAAATCATCTGCTTTTGGCACTGTATTTCTTGATTTCCAATTTGAAACTACTTGGGGAGAAATACTTATTTTTTCTAATTCTTTCAATTCACATAAATCTTTTATGCGATTAATAATTAATTCAGCAGAAAATTCCATAATAATTTTAAATATTAATAATTAATACACAAAAGTTTATTGACAATTAAACAAATGTGTATTATATATATAACTAGAGCAATGAAATAAGGCTTCCCTATTATTTGATTGCTCTGCCGAGGGTAATCGCCATCCTATATTAGGTTTTACTCCGTTTGGCACAAGTCTTAAAGGGAAGATAAGGCTTGTGCCTTTTTTTATGTATCGGTTTATACATAAATTACTTTAATAAAAATTAACAAATGTAAATATTATTGACAAAGCAACAGATGTATTTTATATTAAATTGTAGTTTACAAACGTTAATTATAAGGTTAGTTTGCCACTTTAGAAATTTTAACCCCATTTCTAAGTTGGTAAAACAACTTACGACCTTAAAAACTTTCCTGGGGTTAACATTGCAGTTGCAATGTAGGAAAGTTTTTAGGGTCGTTTTTTATCTTAAAAATTAGAGATAAAAACCCTTAACTTCTCTAATTTTAAAAAGGAGATAGTTAATGACTACAATAAAATCATCGACTAAACCAAGTGTTATTTTATCACAAAAACAAGAGGTTGTTCAACAGAACATGAACGAATTAGAAATTAACCAAAATCAAAAAACAATGACAGTGAAACAAGTTGCAGAAACTCTAGAACCTACAAGGCAGCCTTGTAGGTTAGAAACTACTACCGACCTAATACCTGCATTAAAAATAAAAAAGGCAGCAGAAGTTGCTGTAGTTGTAACTGTAAAAGAATTAGCAAATGACTTAAAAGTAGCAGAAAGTACAATTAAAAATAATATAAACGAACTCCGGCAAGTACTTGGCGAAGTCAAAAAAAATAATCAAGGTGGTTACTTATTAACTGAAAAACAAGCAACCTTAATAAAATTAAAATTGAGAGAACGTAATAATTTAAAAGATAACTCTGTTGTTTCTCAAATTGGCAATGATTTAGAGTTTTTTGCTTTATTAAAGAAAAGAGAAGAAGAACAAAAACTTTTAGATGCATATCGAGATAAAAGAATTGAAGAATTAACAGTCAGAGCTGAATTAGCAGAAACAGCTCTTAATCGCATTGCTGATGGCAAAGGCTGTTATACAGTTAATCAGGCTGCAAAAGCATTAAAACTCCCTTATGGTAACAAAACTTTATTTCAGAATCTAAGAACCTTACAAGTATTAAATCAAGATAACTCTCCTAAGCAAGACCAAATAAACTCAGGTCATTTCAAAGTTGTAGTTAAACATATTAACGATGAGATTGGAAGTAAACCTGTAACATTGGTTACTGGAAAAGGTCTTGTTTATCTTGCGAAGAAATTCAATGCAGAAATAGACGAATCTATTCAACCAGATGCTTAGTTTTTGTACTTATTTATGGTCATCTCTAATTCATTTATTAGAGATTTTGTTTTAGAACTTAGGTCTGGTTTATTACCAGTTACTAAGTATTCAACAGTGGTTTCGAGGGCTTGAGCAATCTTCACCGCTTCGTCAGCTCTTGGAAGATTGCCATACTGTTTGTACCCTTTGTAAGTTGAATAGTTAATTCCTAACGATTCCAACAAAGGTATTAACTGAAGCCCATGTTTTTTTACAAGAATTTTTACGTTTTCGTAGAAGTCCATAATTAAAAAAAAGATGAATATTTATCTTTTTTAACTTGACAAAGATAAATACTTAACTATAATGACAAATGTAAAGACGAATATTCATCTTTACAACCTATAGAGTAATGAAGCAGGTCCATCACACTACTTGATTGCTCTGTCAGGGTGATCACCGATACTATAAAAGTGGGTGTGTAGACCTCTGGCTCAAGACTTTTTGTGATGGAAAAGGCTTGAGCCTTTTTTATTTCTTTCGTGTTACTTATCGCACCGCCAAGCACCTAGTAACACGAAAATTTATAGGAGATGTCTATGACACCTACAATTAAAGTATCGGTAAACTCAAAAAATAGTTTACTACAAATTTCAAATTTTGAAAACTATCAGTTTTCAGAAAAGGAACTTGATCTTTTATCTCCAAAAGAGATAAGTAAAATCTTTAGAAAAGTAAAAGATTCCCTTCATGATTTAAAACAGGAAAAGACTGAATTTATTGCAACAACAAGAATGATTCCTGGCTCAAACATCTACAACAGAGAAATGGCAGCATTGAATTTACGACGCAATAAAATTATGAAAAATTACATGATGCTAGAAAGAAGATTGACTGATGCCACACAGGAATTTCGGGAAAGAATTAGAAATTCAGAAAACGAAGAATTTCAATTTCTTCTTAAATTTTGGAAAAACGCAAAGAAACTAAACATTGATTTCTTTAATTCAGTTACAGAAGAAACATTAAAAACAAACGCTTTGCCTGAATCATTAAATGGAGGGAACTAATTATGAATGAATTGCAAATTATTGAAAATAAAGATTTTACAAGCGTGAAAACTTCCACACAGCAAAATCAAAAAACAATGACTACAAAAGAACTTGCCACAGTTCTTGGAGTATCAGAAAGAACAATTAGAGAAACAGCTAAAACTAAAGGGGTGGAAGGTACTTTCCATACCTTAAAAACCAATGGTGGAAATCAATCTGTCAAGGTTTTTACCGAAGAACAAGCAACATTGATTAAACAGGAAATTCAAAAGCATCACAACTTGGCAACAAGACAAATTGATTCTGTTTCTACACAAGTAGAAGAAAATCAAATTGTTATGAAAGCAATGGCAATTTTGCAAAATCGTAACAATGAATTGATGGCACAGCTAAATAGTATGCAGCCAAAGGTTGACTTCTACAACAAAGTAACAGGTTCACCTGATACTTGCGATATGAAAGAAGTTGCAAAACTTCTTAATTATAAGAATGTCGGCAGAAATAAACTTTTTGAAATCTTACGAGATGAAAAAATCTTAGACAATCACAATCAACCATATCAGAAATATATTGACGCTGGATATTTCAGAGTTATCGAAACAAAGTTTGAAGATAAAGACGGAGATACCCACATCAACCTTAAAACAGTTGTTTTTCAAAAGGGTGTTGATTATATCAAAAAAACATTAGACAAACTTCAAAAGAGAGGGTAACTATGAACGAATTACAAATTATTGAAAAAGACGGAATTCAAGCTGTATCAGCTAGAGAATTGTACAAAGGTTTACAAATTAAATGTCGTTTTTCTCTTTGGTGGGAAAATAATTCTAAAGAGTTCGTTGAAAATGAAGATTTTTCTGGGGTGTATTTAAAGATACAGGGCAACCAACATGGTGGAGAACAAGAAATTCAAGACTATGCAATTTCTATTGATATGGCTAAATCAATCTGTTTAATGTCTAGAACAGAAATTGGTAAAACATATCGCAATTATTTAATCAGACTCGAAAAAGCATGGAACACACCAGAAGCTGTAATGTCTAGAGCCTTGCAACTTGCAAACCAAACATTAGACAACATTAGACATCAAGTAGCAATTATGCAACCAAAAGCAGTTGTTTATGATGAATTAGTAGACCGATCTAAGACAATGAACTTTAGAGATATGGCCGCAAAACTCGGTATGAAACAAACAGAATTTATGACAATTTTGAAAGCAAAATATGTTTATAAAAATTCTATTGGTGAATACAGAGCAAAAGCAGAATATCAAAAATACTTCACTTTAAGAACTTTTAACAAATCAACAGACAAAACAGGTGAACAACTTCTTTTAAATATGGAAGGGATTACATACTTTATTAATAAGTATAAACCTGGAGCTGTTGCAGAGAGTTTTATTGAAAAAGGTGAAGAAGAATATCAAAAAATTATCAATAAAACTTCTGAAAAGTTTATTGAATCTGTTGAAAGTCATTCTTATACATTGAAAGAAGCATCTGTAATTTTAGATATTCCTGAAAACATGATTAAGGAATATTTAAAAATTCGTCATTATGCAGATTTTACAGGTAAAAAAACAATTTTAGCAAATGAATACATTGATGATGATAATAAAATTACAGAGAAAGGTATGGAAATATTAAAAAAGGCTTTTGATATTTATTCTAGAATAAAAGATGGGACATATTACAATCCAAAAGGTGAATGCAATGGGAAGGAGGAATAATATGGCAGTTTGTTCAATTGGATATATTTTTGATGCAGATGGCCAAAAAATTGCTGACTTTTGGTGTAAAAATAACTATGAGGCACAAAAGAAAATTGATAATTACATTAAAAGCAACAATTTGGATGAAAAAAAGATTCACACATTAATTGAAGATGAGGAAATGGATTATGAAGATGATATACAAGAGTAATTACACAAAAGAACATAATGAATGTGTGAAAAAAGCAATGGAATGTTTTAATAAAAAGGATTTTTTATTAATGCAATTTTACATGAAAGCGGCACAAGGCTTTTATATTAAAGAAAAAAAAGGAAGGAAATAGTTATGGATATAAAAATTAATGCAAAATTTACACCTGTTGATCAAGCAACAGAAGAAAAAAAATGGTTAGAATTAAGAACTACTGGAATTGGTGGCAGTGATGCTGGTGCAATTTTAGGAATGAATGAGTATACATCAGCTTTGAATGTCTATTTTGCTAAAAAAAACATTAATGGATTTGAAGGAAATGCTTCAACGGAATGGGGGCATATTCTAGAAGATCCTATTAGACAAATGACAGCTAAAGAGTTGGGAATTGAAATTGTAACTGTACCAGGAATGTATACTAGTTATGATTATCCGTTTATGAATGCGAATTTAGACGGTTTGTGCTATGTTCCAGTGGCAAAAATAATTGAGGGGAAAGAAATTCAAGGTTTTGGTGGCCATGAAATCAAAACTAGTGCAAAAGGTGATGGTTTTGGGGATGGTGAAATTCCAGATAGTTATTATTGCCAAGTACAGCACTATATGGCTGTAACTGATTTACCTTGGTTTATTTTAACTGTTTTTATTTTATCATCAAAAAAAGCACGACATTATGTTATTCTTCGCAGCGATGAATTTATTTATACAACTTTAATTCCTGCAGAACGTGATTTTTGGGAAAATAATGTTTTAGCGAATGTTCCTCCTGCTCCAAAAGGTGTTGAATCTGAAAAAGATTACCTAAAAAATTTACCAATTAATGCAGAAATTACATTAGATGATGAAACAAATCAATTGGTTGAAGAACAACAACAATTAGATGAAGAAATAAAAAAATTAAAACAAAAACTAGACCAGATTAAAAATCAAATTGTTGTGAACCTTTATAAATTATCATCTGATGACAGCAAAAAAATAGATAAAGTAACTGCAATTGGTGATAAATACAAACTCACTTACAATACTCAAAGAAAAAAAATGGTAGATACAGATTTGTTAAAAAAATCTGGGCTTTTTGAAGAATATTCAAAAGAATCTGTTTCAAAAGTTTTAAGAATTTCTAAAAAATAATAATTGACAAAAAGTATTAGATGTGATACTTTTAATATAAGGGTACAGGAAACTGTGCTTTTATAAAAAATTGGTAGAGTGATTAAGTTTGCCCACATTGCTTAATTGCTTTAAAAGCAATTTGGGCCGTCTTGAAATTGTGGGATTCAGGGCGGCTTTTTTTGTAGGAGAAAAAAATGAAAACAAACGGAAGTGTACCTGTTACTCAACAGACAGGTAAAACTGGAACTTTGGGTGAATGGTTGAGTGAAAGAAAGGAATCTTTTCTTTCTGCTATTCCAAAAGGAACTGTAGAAATTGACAGATTTATGCAATCTGCTTTTCTTGCTATTACAAATCCAAAGCAAAAACAGCTTTTAAATTGTGATAAAGATTCAATCTTTAGAGCTTTAAAAGAAGCTGCTAGTTATGGATTGGAATTGAATGGCACTTTAGGGCAAGCGTATCTTATACCTTACAATGAAAGTGTGAATGTAAATGGCAAATGGGAAAAGAGAATGATTTGTCATTTTCAAATGGGGTATAAAGGTTTAATTGCGTTAGCTCGACGTTCTGCAACTATTAAAACTATTGCCGCAGAACCGGTTTATGAGAATGACATTTTTGACGTTCAGTTAGGTGTGGGTAGAAATCTATCTCATCGAATGGATCTAAAAAAAGAACGTGGTGAAATCGTTGGGTATTACTGTTTAGTTGAATTAGAAAACGGTGGTGTGCAATTTAAAGTCATGAGCAAAAAAGATGTTGAATTGCATAGAGATAAATTTTCTAAGGCTTACAACAAAGACGATAAAGAAAACATTTGGAATAAGAATTTTGATGCAATGGCATTAAAAACTTGTGTAATTCAGGCATTAAAATTGTGTCCTATTTCAATTGAAGCTCTTGATGCTGTAGAAAGAGAAGAAAAAGAAGATTTGAAAGACGCAACTGTATTAAATGAAGAAGATTATAACGTTTCAGATGTTGCAGATGATGTTGAAATTGTAGAAACAGCGAAAATAACTGTTGAAAACCAACCACAATCTTTACCACAGCAACAAATGTTAAGTCCTGATGAAGAAATGGCGGTTTCACAGGCTTTTGATAATGCTAGTGTATTTTAGAACGATATTTTCTAAGGGGAAGTAAAAAAATGGCTGTAAATGATCTAGTTGGAAAAAGAATAGGAATTCTTACACTACAGAAACACTTTTACAAGAAACAAAATAATGGTCGTAATGCATCATATTATGAATGTTTATGTGATTGTGGAAATACCTGTACAGTTAGTCTATGTCATTTACAGTCAGGCCATACAAAAAGTTGTGGATGCTTAAAACATACAAAACAATATGAAGATATTTCCGGTAATAGATATGGAATTCTCACTGTATTAAGTTATTCTAAAACCATTAAGAATAAGGCTTTTTTTAAGGTTCTGTGTGATTGTGGAACAATAAAAGATGTTTCTAGTCCAGATTTGAAAGCCGGAAAAATATTGTCTTGTGGTTGTTTAGGCAAAGCTCATAGAAAAATCGGAACTACAAAACACGGTGGTTGTTATACACGATTATATAAAATATGGTCAAATATGAAAGCCAGATGTTTTGTAAAAAGTTCTGTAAATTGGAAGTGGTATGGTGCAAGAGGAATTACAATTTGTGATGATTGGCTAGATTTTGATTGTTTCAGAAAATGGGCTTATGACAATGGTTATGCTGATAACCTAACTATTGAACGTAAGGATTTCAATGGAAATTATGAACCTAATAATTGTACCTGGATTCCATTGGAAAGACAAAATTGTAATACTCGAAAAAATCATTTTCTAACATATCAGGGTAAAACACAGTGTGTTTCTGATTGGTGCAGAGAGCTAAATCTTTCAAAGAATATGCTTTATAACCGTTTAAGAAAGGGTTATTCAGTTGATAGAGCAATAAAGGAGAGTGTGCGATGAAAATAATATCACATTTTCACGGTGTCTATCAGAATAATTTTATTGTCTTAAAACTTGTAGATGAAAATGACAGATACATAGTTGAAAAGCTCTTTAGAAATAAAAAAGAAAGAGAAGGTAGAACAAAACAAGAAGTTTTACTCAGGTGTGAAATAAATGCTCCATATCAACATAGAACATTTAAACAAAATAATGCTGTATGGATTTTAATTAGCATAATTTTTCAGAGCATGGAAGGTCGCAATGGAACACATGAAGAATTATATGAATTGTATTGTGATTTACTTGAAGAATATGCAGATAAAAAACCATCCAGATTAAACGATAGATTACGACCTATTCACTTATCAGAAATGAATACAGAACAGGCCGGAAGATTCATTAATTCTTTACTATTCCATCTTGCTACATTGTGCGAGTTATCAATTGATTTGCAAAGTAGTGTTAGAAAGTTCATTTATGAATGGGAAGAATGGAAGTATAAGCCGGAAAATGAATTTGAAGAATTTTCAAGTATTGAAGAAATGCGAGAGTATGTTATTTTTTCAGAGGCAAGTGGAAGAACGCCTGTCCATTATCACCATATTGTATCACGTGGGGCATGTCCTGCAGCTATTGACAAAGCATGGAATATCCTTGCTCTTACGCCTGATGAACATAATTTTTTTCACCAACAATGTAAAAATTATGATGAATTTTTAGAACGTTATCCTCATTTGAGAGGAAAAATTGAAACTGCTCAACGTAAAGCAGCAGAATTAGTACAGGAAAACAATTCTTTATTAATAAATAGGAGTAAATAATTATGGAGCACAATAAAAAATCAAGATGGTTTAAATTTTTTTATTTGTATAAAGGTGCTTTTGTCGAGTTATCTGGTCGAAATGCAAAAAGTTTGATTATTGCAATTATTGATTATGCAGAAAAAGGAACAACACCCAAATTAAATAAAAAAACAAAGAAATATTTTGAATCTATCAAAGATTTTTATGATTTAGACCTTGAAACATCGAAAATAAACGGTCAAAAAGGTGCAAACCAACGATGGAATAGGGGGCCTATAGACACCCTATATAAAAAAAATAGGGGGGCTATAAAAAAAAATGGGGTGTCTATGAAAAAAAATAGGGGGGCTATAGATGGAAAATATTAAAGAAGTTGGTAAAAAATATTTAAGTGGAGAAGATAAATATTCATATTGTCCTTACTGTGTTAAAAAGGCTGAAAACGAAGGTAAAAAGTACAAAGACTTTTTAAAGCCTTTAATTGTTGTTACTTACTCTGTATACATGAAAACTCCAGATGGGCAAGGCAAATTGTTTTATGAAGATAAATATAGATGCCCTAATTGTAATTCAGATAGGATTACAGTAGACACATTCCGATTATTTTATACTTGTAGAAGTGATGGAACTAAATGGAATGAAAGGCCTATTGAGCCAGGAAGTATTTGGAGCATCGAAAAAAATTGTTTTGTTCCTGCAAAGTGGGATGATGTTAATTTTAAGTGGGTTGAGATTGAAAATCAAAACTTAAAACAAGTGGTGTAAAAAATATATAGGGGGTAAAAAATGGGTAAAGAAAAACCGTCATATTTTGGAATTATACCGGCTACAGTCCGATATGATAAATCATTAAAAGCAAATGCAAAACTTTTATACTCAGAATTAACTTGTTTATCAGAAAAAGATGGCTATTGTTATGCATCAAATAATTATTTTGCAAAATTGTATGAAGTTGATCCTTCTTCAATTTCAAAATGGTTAAAGCAGCTTGCAGATAAAGGGTATATCAAGATTGAATATAAATACAATGGCAAGGAATGTACTGAGAGAAAAATCTTTATTAATACAAATGCTAAAGGTAGTGCAGAAAATCAAGAGGGTATTGATATTTGTCAAGGGGTATTGCCAAATTGCCAAGAGGGTATTGATATTTGTCAAGGGGTATTGCCAAATTGCCAAGAGGGTATTGATATTTGGCAAGAGGGGTATTGCCAAATTGCCAAAGAGAATAATACAAGAGTTAACAATACAAGTATTAATAATATATATATACCAGAAGAAAAGCCTAAAAAAACAAAGCCTAAAAAAAATAAATATGGTGAGTATAAAAATGTTTTACTTTCTGATTCTGAATTTGATAAATTAAAAACAGAACACGGTGAAGAAAAAACAAATAATATTATTAACTTTTTTTCAGAACTGAAAGAAATGAAAGGGTATAAATATAACTCTGATTATCTTGCTCTTAAAAAATGGGGAATTTCTGCATACGAACAAAGAGATGGGCCAAATAAAAATAATTATTATGATCCAAAAAATATTGGAAAATCTAGGAGTGATAGAATTCCAGATAATTTCACAGAAGCAGATATTGCTTTTTAAGGGGTAAACATGGGGGAAATAAAACAAGGTGTTTCTTATGGGTTGGGTCGTTTAGATGAAATATGCAAAGAAATGCAGGAATGGGAAGAAGTGCCACTTTCTGCTGACGATACAGTCTTTGAAAAAGAACACCAAAAAAATATTAATGAAACAGCAAAGTTTGAAAGACTAAAAGAAAGTGGAATCGGTTCTAAATATTGGAATTGTAGTTTTGATAGTTTTAAAATTGATATTCCACAGAAAAAAAATATTTTAGATAAAATAAAAGACTTTGTTATTAATTATTTGAAAAGGACATTGTGGTTAGTTGGCAATCCTGGAACAGGAAAGACAATGCTAGCTGCTATTATCTGTCGGGAGTGTTGGGGAAGTCATTACGTAAAATCATACCAAATCGAATTAGAACTAGATGATTGCAAAAGTTTTAAAGCAAAAGAATCTAACTCTGATTTAATCAAAAGATATGCTGAATATCCGTTATTGGTGATTGACGAAATTGGCAAATTTGAAAGCAAAGATGAGGTAAAATTTCTTTTCATGATTTTAAATGAGAGATATGAAAAAAATAAAAGCACTGTTTTGATTTCAAATAAATCAAAAATGGAATTGATTGAATATTTGGGGCAACCTATTTATGACAGATTTACAGAAAATTGTACTTGTCTTGAATTCAACTTTGAATCTTACCGAATAAACATGAGAGATAAATAATTTTAGGGGGATATAATAAATGACAGACTTAAATCATGTTGTTTTAATTGGGAATCTAACTAGAGATGTTGGAGATGGATATTCTGTTTTGTCAAATGGCACTGCAAAAGCAAGTGTTAGTATTGCTGTAAACAGAAGTAAAAAAAACGGGGATCAATGGGTCGATGAAGTAAGCTATTTTGATATTACTATTTGGGGAAAAACTGCTGAAAACTTAAAACCATATTTGGTAAAAGGTCAAAAAATTGCCGTTGATGGTTATTTAAAACAAGACCGTTGGGAAAAAGATGGTCAAAAGTTCAGCAAAATTCAAATTGTTGCTAACAGTGTTCAACTAGTTGGGGCCAGAAATGCAGAAAATCAAAAGGCTGATTTCCAACCTGAAAATATTTATCCACAACAAAATAGTGATAATTGGGGTGGATATTCTGACAGTGAATTTGGTGAAGGAATGCCTTTTTAATTTTGGGGTTTGCTAGTTTTTTACGGGGAAATGCCAGCTTCATGCTGCGTGTAATATTATTATTACCTTACCCGTTGTAAAACTAGAAAAATAAAGGGAGGTGAAAACATGAATAGCAAAGTTTTCAAGTATGTTTGTTTAGCATTAGTGCTAATTGGAACAATTGTTGCATTCTTTACTGATGTTGCAATTGTTGAGTATTCAGCTTTAGCTGTGGCTTTTGTTGCCGCAGCAAGTGCATGTATGTCTGTTTGGAAAAAATCAGAAAAAAAAGATTGGAAAACAATCTTAGCAATTATTTTAATTGCTGTTGGTTCTTTTCTTTTAGGTTTGGCTGGTATTCCGGCAGATAATATCACTAAACTAATCGCAGCAGTTGGTGGTGTATTATTATTAATTTTTGGTATTTTTACAGGTGTAAAATTGTCTAAAGATTAATAATAAAAAATGGCAGGGGTTATTTATTTAATCTCTGTCATTTCTTTGGAGGGGTAAAAATGAAATGTGCAAAATGTAAAAATGCAAAAGTTATCACAATTCATTCTAACATGTTTTATTGCGAAGTTTTGAGAACGACAATTTATGAGTGTTCTGATTGCAAATATTTTAAGGGCAAAAATAAATATAATGCAAAAAAGACAATTACAGAATTTGGCACATTTGATTCACAGAAAGAAGCACAAAGGTTTTTTGAATTAAAAAAATTACAGGAACAAGGCTTTATTCATAATTTAGAATGCCAAAAAAAATATGAGATCATACCAAAAACAAAAGATGAAAGGGCTGTTTACTACATTGCAGATTTTGTTTATGAACAAGACGGAAAAACTATTGCAGAAGATGTTAAGAGCAAAATTACTAAAAAAAATCCCACATACATTTTGAAAAGAAAATTATTTAAGTATAAATATTCAGAAATTATTTTCAAAGAAGTTTAGTAAACTAGACTTAATTAAATTTTTGATATATAATTAAAATGGGTGGTGTAATGATGATTAATTTTATTATTTGTGAATTATCTAATTTGTTATGCTCGGGGTTTCAGGGGCATGTTCGTTTTGGTGTGGAAAAATCAAACGTTGTGGCTCTGTCAATGAATTCAAAATGTAATTCTTCTAACCAGACAGTTAGTTTAAAAGATATTGAAAACCAAATTGGAGAATTGAAAACTGAATATTCCCCATATTTTGGGGCTTTTGAATTTGACATTTGTAACGGGGAAATAACCCAATTTGATTGGTTTTACTCTTGTAACGGACAAGATTTGAGGAATAAAGTAAATGCAGTTATGTCAGATTTGCCAAAAAGAAATTAGGTATATTCCAACCACCAAAGATCAAGTTGTATGTTGTGATGCAGAAGAACAAACAGCATACACTTATACGGGCAGAGAAATTAAAGTTTATGTCTTACATAAATGTAAAATGAAAGGGGAAAATAATGAAAATGTTGAACAACAAAGTATTAATTAAAAAAATTGAAATTGAAAATAAAACAAGTTCTGGAATTATTTTAACTAAAGAATCAGAAGAAAGATTTATCAAGGCTTTAGTGGTTGAATGCCCTTGCGAAATAAAAGACATAAAAAATGGGGATGTTGTCCTAGTAGACAAATATAAATTAGTTGAAGTAACAATTGATGGTGCTACTCATATTTGCGACAACAATGATATTGCTGTTGTTTTGGAGGAGTAATTAAAAATGGGGAGAGAAAAGTATACAGATACATTACCAGATGGCTCAATAATTGATTTAGATGCTTATGACTGGGGCGATGTAAAATTATTAAAACGGCAAAAGTTATTAATTATTTGGTATACAACGCCAGGACAAAATGGATATAAAAATCCTACAGTTGCAGCTCAAAAAGCTGGGTATTCTACAAAAACTTCTTACGTTGCCAAACACAAATTAATTCGTGAATGCCCTACTGTTGCAAATCTTATTAAAAAATTTACAGATGAACAAATTAAGGTTTCCGTAAAAGATGCTGTTGATAAATTAATTTCTCAAAAAATTTCTAGGGCCACATACAACATTAAGGATTACTACGAAAATGAACAAATACAAACAGAATCTGGGGCTGTACGAAATATCACTGTTATTAGACCTCTAAAAAATATGAGTGAAGAACAAGCGAGTATCATTGATAACGTTGAGATTAATAATTCGGGCATACCAACATACAAACTACCTAACAGAGAAAAAGAAACACAAGAACTGTTCAAACTCAATGAACAATTGAATGGTACTAAATCAAACAACGAGTATGATGTTGAAACTACTCTTGATGTAATCAAAGAAAACTTCGCATCAGTTAAAACAACAATTAAACTTAGAAATCAAGAAATTAGAGAAGCTGCTGGTGAATACATCGAAACTAACGAGAATCAGCCTGATTATGATTAATTTGTATTAAAATCTTCATGGTTTTTAATTTTTAAATTGTTTTTTTATTAAAAAATTTATAAAAATATCCCACAAAAATTATCCTATTTTATCATTTTTTACAAAACAAGGGGTTTTTCGTGGATAAATTAACACCAGAACAAAGATTAGATTATCTCTACGCTTACTGTAAATTCGATGATAAACAATTAATTCTTGATCCTTGGCAAGAAGATTTTATCTTATCAACAAAACAATTTATTTCAATTCTCAAATCCAGACGTACTGGATTTTCTTTTGCGACAGGATTAAAAGGGTTGTCTAAGGCTTTAGATCCTGGCCGCCAAAAATATGTAAAACAATTTGTATCTTATAATGAATCTGACGCACAAGAAAAAATTAGGTATATACGGGAGTTTTATGATTCAATTCCAAATTTTGCAAAAAAAAGAATTAGAACAGAGAATAAATCAGAAATTGAATTATTGGACGCAAATGGGAAAACTACATCTCGTTTAATTTCTATGCCTTGTAGACCACCTCGTGGAAAAGGTGGGGACATTTCTCTTGATGAATACGGTATATTTCTTCCTAACATGTCTAAATTAGTATACACTGCCGCTTTATATGTTATTTCACGCGGAGGAACGATTGAAGTAGGCTCAACACCATTAGGATGTATTGGGAGATTTTATGAGATATGTACTGACAAAAAAAAATATCCTGCATATCAAAGATTTAATGTACCTTGGTGGTTTTCGACTGCATTATGTATCGATGTAGGAACAGCTGTTCGTGAAGCACCTAATATGAATACAGAGGAAAGAGTTGAGAAGTTTGCAACAGAAACATTAAAAGAGATTTTTAGGAACGATGTTTTGGAGGATTTTCAGCAAGAGTGTGAATGTCTGTTTATTGATAGCGCCGAAAGTTATATCACTTTGGAGGAAATTTATTCTTGTACTCCTGGAATGAATGAAGATTATTCTAATGAAGATTTAGAAAAAGATTTAGAATTTGGTGAAGCAGATAGTTTTTTTGGTAAAGAATTACAAATTTGCAAGACTGTAGATGATATGTGTACTACAGAATACAATCCGGAAAAACATGGAGTTTTGTACTTGGGATATGATATTGCGAAAAAAAGAGATGCGGCAAGTATTTTTGTTTTGGGGCTTTTGCCAAATGGTAAAAAGAAAGTTTTTGGGTATGAAGAATTAAGGGGTAAAGATTTTGAATATCAGATTGCAGCAATAAAAAGATTGAATCAGGCATTGCCTATTAGAAGAATGTGTATTGACTGTACGGGAATGGGGTTGCCGATACTTGAAAGACTTGAAAAAGATATTGGAAAAGCAAAAGTTGAAGGAATATATTTTACAGCCCAAGCGAAAGAGGAAATGGCACAGGGAATAAAAATAGGGTTACAACACAGAGAGTTCATTTTGCCAAATGATAAAAACTTGCATCATCAAATACACAGTATCAGAAGAATTGCAACTAGTGGAAATAATTTTAGGTATGATGCAGACCGAGATGAAAACGGGCATGCAGATACATTTTGGAGTTTTGCCTTGTCTAATATTGCGTGTGGGAATACACAAACGATTAATTATTGGTCTCAACGTGCAGAACGAAAAATGCAAGAAAAGATTAATCAAAATAATTCTGATTATGCTAGAGATCATGGCGGAACAGTTCAAACGGAATCTGGAATTATCATTCCAAAAGGGAAAAGTTTAAGACAATTGAATAAAATGTTTGGTTATTAGTTTACAAATGTTAAAATTAATCTTGACAAAATAACACCTGTGATTTATTATAAGTTAAGTTTACAAATGTAAATTATTTTTTTTGTTTCAGTTTAAGAAATTGTGTTGCGTGATTTTTTAAGTTGAAAAATTTTTGCTAATCATATTTCTTACGCAACCTCCTTTTGGGAGAAGAAATGTGGTTAGCTTTTTTTGTTAAAAAAAATAGTCGTTGACTATTTAAAATAAATCTCGGTAGCAACTTCCGAAAAAAAAGTTGTGCATAAAATATTTTTTTTATTTCTATTAACCTTTTTAGTTTTGACCTTACGGTGGTGGGGATAACACAGAGGTAGTTCTGCAATGGATAAATCGACTACAAACGTGCGAAATATCAAACCGTATTTTTTATGGGGGATATTATGGCCTTTAGTGAACAAACAGAAAAATTAGTGAAGGATAGTTTTACTGCCGGGTCCAGAAAGAATTATACAATCGGCGAAAATGTGATGAAATTGTAGACTTTGTGGATATGGAAGAATTTTATAAATTGACAGGGGAAATTTATGATAGGGTATAAAGCATTTGACCAAAATTTATGTTGTCGAGGATTCCAGTTTGAAGTGGGAAAAACTTATACAAAAGACACTAAAAAAGAAGATTTAGAATGTTGTACTGACAAAGTATTTCATTTTTGTCGAGAACTTCTTGCTATAAAAAAAGAAAGTAATTACAAACTTTCAGAATCGAGAATTTGCGAAATTATCGCAGGTGAATATATAAAACAGGGCGACAAGTACGGAACGAATTCAATTACAATCCTCCGTGAGATTACAGGAGATGAAAAAAAAGAACTGATTAATAGTGGCAATTGTAATAGTGGCGATTGGAATAGTGGCGATTGGAATAGTGGTTTTTACAATACTGGAAGTTATAACAGTGGAAGTTATAATAGTGGCAATTGGAATAGTGGCGATCGTAATAGTGGCAATTGTAATAGTGGCGATCGTAATAGTGGCAATTGGAATAGTGGCGATTGGAATAGTGGTTTTTACAATACTGGAAGTTATAACAGTGGAAGTTATAATAGTGGCAATTGGAATAGTGGCGATTGGAATAGTGGTTTTTTCAATACCAGCACACCATTACTTAGAATGTTCAATAAAGAAACTGCTATTGAAAGAAATGATATTAATTTCCCATCATTTCTTTACTTTGACTTAACTGTTTGGGTATCTCACGACACTGCTACTGATGAAGAAAAAAAAGAGCACAAACAAGAGATAGAAATTTGTGGTGGCTTTCTAAAAACTCTTGAATACAAAGAAGCGTTTAAACTTGCTTGGGATAAAGCAAACACAGAAGAACATAAAAAACTTCTTGGCTTGCCAAATTGGGATAACGAAATATTCAAAGAAATTTCTGGAATCGACGCAGAAGCAGAAATAGAAAAAGAAAATAAGGAGTAAGGAAAATGTTTGCACCAGAAACAGAAAAGTTAGTAAATGAACTTATCCAAACAGAATATAAGAATGCTTGCGAAAAGTTTGGAGAAAAATACCACTCACTTCACGAGGGTTATGCTGTTCTTTTGGAAGAAGTGGAAGAAGCAAGCGAAGATATGACAAGAATAAAATATTCTTTAGAAGATTTTTGGAAATGGATTAAACAAGATACAAAAATAAATCCAAAAGATATTGATATAGTCATTGAAGAATACCTTGAATATTGCATTTCAGAACTATCACAAGTTGGAGCAGTCTTAATGAAGATTAAAAATACTTTTGGTGAGGTAAAGAAGAATGTTTGAATATTTATTGGGTTGGTGTCGTGGTGATTTAGATATTCTATACAAAACTTTAAGAGAATTTGAGATAGAAGAATGAAAAATAATAAATACAGAAATAAAAAGAACGGAAAAATCTATATAGTTATTAGTGAAGTAATAGATTGTACAAATGAAAGAGATGGAACGATTTGTATTCTTTACAATGATGGTAAAAAATTATTCATAAGAGAAAAGAAAGAGTTTCTTGAAAAGTTTGAGGAGGTGGAAGAATGAAACATAATATTTTAGAAGAAATAAACAAAGACCAAAGAAAACTTAAAGAAACATACCGAGAGATTGATAAGGCAAAAAAAGTTTTAAAAGAAGACATGAACAAACTAAGAATGTGCGAAGTAAACAATGTATTAGAATTTGTTAAATTACATTTAAATAAACTTGATTCTAATTGGAAAGGACACGAAAGGGTTAAAAGAATAAGAAAACAAAGAGGTGAAGAATGTTAAGAAAATATGAAAATTTAATTAACCGAACACTAAAAGATGCTTCTGATATTTTAGAAGAAATGTTCCAAGACAACAGACCAGATTGTGCTGTAAAGAGTTCAGATGGTAAAGAATTCCCAATGCTTCTGTATTCCATATCATCTTTTCCAAAAGGGTGGAATGATTTGGTTATAACAGAAGTAATTGAAAATTGGGATAAAGTTGATGGAGTTACTCAAAAACTTTGTTTAACAGTAATTGTAAACAAAACTTATGACGAGGTTATAAATGATAGATAAAGAATTAGAAAAGAAAGCAGAAAACTATGCTGAAGAACAAGAAAAACATTGTATATTAGGAGTTTATGATGATACTTCTGACTTAGAGTATGATAAAGGTTATAACGAAGGCTATATTAATGGTTTGGAAGAAGGCTATATTGCAGGTGCAAAAGAACTAGAAAATGAATACATGCTAAAACTAAAAGATACGAGCTTTGTTCGAGCATTAAAAGATAGCATTATTATGAATGAAAAGTTAAGCAGTTGTGTGCTTGGATAGAAGCTGCTATGGAGTTCGGCGAAAATCTTGATGAATGTACAAAAGAAAACGCAGAACTGAAAAAACAACAGTTTTCTTTAAGAAATGAACGAAATACTTTTCTTGCACAAAATGAACAGTATGAAAAAGATTTAATAGACTTAAACGAAAATCTCATCGAAGCAAAAGAAATTATGCAGAAATTGATTGCTAATGCACCAGATACTTATTCTGGCACTAATATCGAGTTACAACAGAAGAAAATGTTTTCTTTTCAAGATGCTGTAAATAAAGCAGAGCAATTCTTAAATAACGAGGTGAAAGAATGACAAAATATACACCAGAAGTAATTAAAAATAGACTTTCCAACATTGGCGAGGCAATTGGCACAATTGCACTTGAATATATAGTTGAACTTGAAGAAGAAATCGAGCAATTGAAGTTAATAAATAAAAAGATGCGATGTTGTCAAAATTGTAAAAATGTAGAAAACTTTTACTGCATTTGTGATAATTGTATTCATTTCGGTCCAACACCAATAAACGACAATAAATACAAAGATAAGTGGGAGTTAGCAGAACTGAAAGACGATAACAAGGTTATGGTTGATAACTACTCCAAAATGGAGCAGAAGTTCTATAACCAACTCACCAAATTAAAAGGTATTGTTAAAAGATTTCTGGAGTTTGTAAATAATGAAGTTGAATATGACCCCGAAAATCCCGAAGTACATACAAAAATGTGGAATGAACTTTGTGAAGAAGCAGAGCAATTTTTAAAGGAGTAACTATGTTTGAGAAAGACAAGAAAACTTATATAAACAAAGTTACTACCACAACACTTTGCCCTACTTGTAATATTCCGATGTTACAATGTAAGTATTGTGGCGGAGGTTTTTACTGGATTTGTGTTAAGTGTGGTTGTAAGACAGAGAGTACAGGATTATAAGGAGGATAGATATGACAGATGAAGAAATGGCAGAAAAATATGCAATTGAAAATTGGAAACATTACGAAGAAGGACAAACTAACTACAAAGCATTAAAACAAGCTTATCTTGCTGGACTTAAAGCAGGCAAATCTAAGTGGCACAAACTTGATTGGAAAAAAGACTATCCTAAATTAGATAGGCTCGTAAGAGTAAGAACTAAATATAGAGAAGAATATATTTGTAAAACTTTTGCCTATTATCCTACAGAAGATGAAATTGGATATGGACATATCCTTACTCAATTTGAACAGTTAGACGGTGATTGGGTAGATGATAATGAAGTTGAGTATTGGTGTTATATTGAACCGTTTAAGGAGTAACTATGTTTGAGAAAGAAGCAGAAGAATACGCAGAAGAAAATAAAAAGGTATATGGCAGTGATGAATATGCATACATTACTGATTATAACAATGTTAAAAAAGCCTTTCAGAAAGGTGCAGAGTTCGGTTATAACAAGGCTAATGAATGGCATTTTGTGAAAGATGGAGATTTACCGAATACAGAGTTCGGTAGAGCAGATGTTACAGTTGCTTACATCAATGCTTACCAAAATCCTTGTGAAAAGGACTGTTGTTTTGATGGAACTAATTTCATTTATTGGGATGCTAGAAAACCTGTTGGCTGGAAAAAGGTAGATATTTTTGGGAAGATTTATGCTTGGAAATACTCAGAAAAACTTCCAGAACTTCCAAAGGAGATTGAATGAAAATAATTCAGAAAATCTTATGGTATCTTTCACCTTGCAGAAAATGTAAGGAGAAAGATGTAAAAGGGCTTGTTGCTTGCAGTTGCACAAAAGGTATCTTTAAAAAGGAATGGAAGAAAAGGAGTGAATAGAAATGAGTGTATTATATTTTGCCGCACCTCACTGTACTAATAAGATAGGGATACGGAATGAAAAATACAAATAACTTGTTCAAAATTGGAATGACAATCTTATTGATTATTACAGCTCCATTATGTATTCTATTTTTAGGAATAATGGGCTGGCTAAAAATGTTTGAAGATTAAAGGAGCAATGTATGGAAAAATATAATGAAATTTTAAAATTAAAAGAAATGTTAACTCAACACCAAATCCCTTTTGACTTTTCAGAATTTCATGGTGGTTATCATATTTGTTATCCAAGCAAAGATAATGTTATTTGTTCTGTCATAGAACACGATTGCTCTTACGGAAGAGAAAAAGATAAATTGGAAATACAAGGATTATTAACAGAACAAGAATTGGAAGGAATTGGAGATACAGTTCTAGGATATTTAACGGCAGAAGATGTATTTGCAAGAATTAACAAGCATTTTGAAAACTTATCTAACCCAAATAATATACAACCTACATTTCCCGAACAAGACCTAGAAAACACTAATCTTATTCAACAACTTGCAAAGTGTTCTGATAGGATAAAAGAATTGGAAAAAATTCTCTGTTTATCCAAGGTTCAAGATTTTATGAATGAAATTCCAAACATCACTTCCCCTTGTAAAATTTGTAATAATTATAATAATGAAACTTATAATACAACAAAATGTATAGACTGTTGTTATTATTATGGATCTCAATTCGTAATTAAGGAAATAAAATGAAACTATACATTTAATAAAAAATGTTATAAAATGAATTAAATATTAGGTGTGTTTATAACAAGCAGCCATTTTATTCTATTTTTTTTGGAATAAGTGGCTGTTTTTTTTTATTTTAAATATTTTTGGGAGGGAAAGATGGCTAGAGAGAAAATTGATATGGATAAACTTTTAGCTAAAAGAGTTGCATACAACAAAATGGCAGAAGGAAATAAGATATTTAATCAGTATTTTTTTCAGGACGAAGGGCGTGAACATGGAGCTGATTCTGTTTTTTATGATCCTTATTTTGTTGCTTCTAACGCTTTTGATGGCATCAGAACGATGTCTAGAATTCAATGTGGGGGAATCCATTGTAGAACTTTAAGAGCTGTTGCTCAAAAAGCATGGATTATTAACTGTTGTATTGTACATGTTATACGAAAAATTAAGCCCTACCTAAAACCTGTAACAGCTAGAAATGAGAGAGGTTTTTTAATTCATAAAAAATTTGAAGATATAACATCTAAAAATCAAGATGAAAAAGAAATTGAACGTATTAGAGATTTTATTTGTAATACCGGAGATTATGAAGATTTAACTAGAGATGATTTAGTAAAGTATGCCACAAAAATTATTAGAGATATTTTAACATTGGATCAAGTTGCAACGGAAATTCAATATAATAAAAAAGGTGATGCAGTTGCTTTTTTCGCTGTTGACGCTGCAACAATCGAAAGAGTTATTGATGATAGCAACAACAAAACAGATTTTAAGTTTTTGCAAATCGTAGAAGGTATGCCTGCCGCCGGATATACGATGGATAATATGGTCTTTGATTTTCAAAATCCAAGAACAGACATTTACCATTCTCAATATGGTTATTCGTATGTAGAACAAGCAATTGATTTAATTACATCAGAAATTAATACTTTTGTGTATAATTCTGGAAACTTTACTGAAAATAAACTGCCAAAAGGAATGTTTTTAATTAATGGTGAAGCAGATGATACTGTTATAGCACAGATGGAAGATTACATTGCAGAAATTATGAGTGGTGGACCATTAAATCAATGGAGAATTCCAATTATGCCATCGGGAACAAAAGAAAGTTCAATCGAATGGAAATCAATTAACACTAATAGAGATATGGAATTCCAACAATGGTTAGATTATCTGTCTAGTGGTGTTATGGCTTTGTTTGGTTGTAGTGCCGATGAATTAGGAATCCAATCTCAAAAATCACAAGCTATGTTTGAAAATGGTGGTGGGGATAGAATTCAAGCTGCAAAATCGGCTCTATTAGGTGATTTATTAACATTTTTAGAATCTTATCTTAATAAAATAATTAAAAGAATTAATCCAGAATATGTTATCGAGTTTGTAGGCTATGAAAAAGATAATCCAAACACTGTAGCAGACTTGGATGAAAAAGAAGTTAGAACCTGGAAAAGTATCAACGAAAAAAGAGAAGAAAAAGGGCTTGGTCCAATTGATTTATCAAAAATAGAAAATCCTGCTGATTTACCTATGAATGTTCAATTAACTCAATTATTCCAATCACAACAAGCCCAAGATGGTATGGGTGGCATGGGTAATGAAGATGATATGCAAGGTGGTGATTTGGGAATGGAAGAACAGTCTGATGCAGATGAGCCTATGTTACCAGAAGATATGGAAGAACCAATGTTACCAGAAGATATGAATAAATCAATTAATAAATCAATGTTGTTTATTTAGGAGATAAAGAATGAAATATTTAATCGCTTTCGTTTTGTATGTGTGGCAACTTCCCCAAAATATTTTAGGTTTTGTTTTATCTTTGTTTGGTAAAAAACATGAAATATCAGGAATAATATGTTATTCAATTAATAATTTTTTTGATTTTGGGGTAAGTTTAGGGCAGTACATTATTATTGATTCTAACTATTCTTCAGGGGATTTATACAACACGTTAAGACACGAATATGGGTATTCTTTACAATCCAAAAAGTTAGGTTGGTTATATTTATTAATTGTTGGAATTCCGTCTGTTGCAAGAAATATATTTGATAGATTGTTTCATAAAAAATGGACTTATTCACAGCGAGATGTTTGGTATTACAGCGGCTTTCCTGAAAATTGGGCAAATCAATTAGGGGGAGTTGAATATGGACACAAAATGTAAAAATTGTACTTGGTGGGTAGAAGAAACTGATATAATCGGAGAGTACGAACATAAGGAAGCTCTAAAACAAAATAAAGGTTTTTGTCTATTGCAAGATTTATTTACACATAAAAAATCTGATGATGAATGTGATTGTGGGGAATTTAATCATGAGTAGAAGTTATCGAAAAACTCCAATAGTAAAAGATAATGGCAAACATAAACAATTTTTTAAAAGACAAGCAAATAAAAGATGTCGTAAAGAAAGAGTTGGTAGTGGTGGGGAATATAAAAAGCATTATGAACAATACTTTATTTGTGATTGGAAGTTTAGATTAAAGAATTTGTGTAAAAAGAAAATGTCGAAATAAGGGAAATTAATGGAAATTAAGGGAAATTTCCCTTGTTTATTTAAAAGGAGATAAAATGGGAAAAATAGTAATTGAAAAATCTGTTGCAGAAGAAATTAAAAAGAAATTAGAAAGTTATAAGCAAGTTAGAAATGAAAAAAAAGATAATTTAAATGACGAATTTGCAGAAAATCTGCAAAAATCGGACTTATATTCTGAAAATGATAAAGAAATACAAAAATCACATAAATATCGTAATAAAAGATGGGTAAATGGGCATTGGGTATATGAATATGATGCTGATGTTTATGGAATAAGAATAAAAAAATTAAAGGGTCTTTCCGATGAAAAACAAAAACCAATAAAATTTAAGTTAGATAAGACTAAGTATGATTTATATGAATATTATATAAATGGTTCTCACGATTATATTTTTATAAACAAAGAAAATGAAAATGAAAAAATTCCGGCTTGGAAAGTATTAAAAATTGATCATAATGAATATCTTTTAAGAACAGAGCTTAGAAATACATTTAAGAAAGAAATGGTAAAATATAAACAGACTAACTTTCATAATAAAGATTTAACATTTAGATTTTCTCAAAAATCTATTGATAAATTATCTTGTGATAAAGCTATAAATAAATCTGTTCTAAATGGTTTTTCAACAAAAGAGCATTTTGAAGCGGCATCAAAGATAAAAGAACTTGTTGAAAATGTTGAAAACTTTAAGAAATATCCAGATAGGAAAGGTGATGACAACGTAGAATCTATTTACAGAGGAAATATACCTATTCAATTATCTACAAGAAAAGGAATGGCATATATTACAATTAAGGAATATAAAATTACAGGTAAGTTAGTCTACTCTGTAGAACTTTTGTTAAAAAAATATCCCTTGCAAAATAGCAAGGGATTTAAGGGGAGACAGCTTAATAAAGCGTTACAACTACAACCGGATTGTAGTCTATCTCCATCTATTAATATAGTGCATTGTAATAATTTGTCAAGTAAAAATGTTACAAAATCATTATTCACTGATTGGAAAGTAGAATTACATCATCTTTGTGATAAAAAAGGCTTAAATTATGATTCTGTTATTCAGAAGTATGATGATAAATTGACAAGGTTTGTAGCAGAAGAACAATTGCATCAAGATGTAGAAAATGTAATTGCGTACAAAGCATATAAGGCTTTAACAAAATCTTTAACTTATTCCGGCCATAAATTACAGGGTAGAACTAAACTTTATGGCATGGATATTTCCATTGAAAATAAAAAAGGAACTTATAGAAGTGGTGTTGATTCAGATGGGCATAAGTGGAAAACTTTAATGCACTATGATTATGGATATATTAGGGGAACTGTAGGGACTGATTCAGACTTTGTAGATTGTTATATTGGTCCTGATAAAAACGCAAAAAAAGTTTATGTAATTCATCAAAACAATCCTGTTACTCATAAATACGATGAAGATAAATGTATGTTGTGTTTTGAAAATGCAGAAGCAGCAAAAAAAGCATATATGAAACAATATGATAGACCAGGATTTTTTGGAAGTATGGAAACTTTAACTGTAGAACAATTTAAGTCTTTTGTATTCTCAAAACAAGGTAGTAGAATACATAAATCCTTTGATGTTTGTATAACTGATATTACAGAAAATAACAAACAAAAAAAGTATGAACAATTAGAAAAGGCTCTTAATGCAATTTACGAAAATAAACCTTTTGTAATTAAACATATTCAATCTGATAATAAATCTACAAGATATGATAATTTATATTTGAGATTTACAAATTTTGACAAAGAAAAAATTGAAAAAGCTCTGCATAAAGTTTCATTGTCTTTAGATACAAACATGAAAACTGTACAAGGTGAAAAGTTTTTGTACAAGGCCGAAGAAGAACTGACAGATAAATTGTTTAGAGAATTATCTCAAAAAACTTTAGCAATTTATAATTTTGTGATTTCTTATTTTGATTTACCTGATATAAGAATTGTAAGTAAAGCTAAATTGAAATGGAAAGGTAAGGTTATTTACAATCCTGAAAATGGTAAACCAATATCAACTAAAGAATGGCAACGTTTTATTACAGAATTAGAAAAGTTTCTAAATCGTAATTATTCTGGTATTGGTGAAAAAATTGTTCTGAGTGGCGAAGCATTAGGTGCTATATTGGAACGATTAAGTAAAACAAATTCTTTATCTGCAATAAAAAAAATGCACCTGTCTGAATTAAAAATAAAAAGAAAAGATGTTGATTGGATAAGTGAGAGTGTTAAAAACATAAAAGATGTTTTTGGGGAAAGTATCACTAGAGAAAGGGCTGCAAGAATTCAAGTTGCAATTGATTCTGCAACTCAAAGAGTTACACGTGTTAAAGATGATATGAGAAATAATATCCAACAAATAATAATTGATGGTGTAAGAGACAAATCAAGCAAGTCGGTTGTGGCTCAAAACTTATTTGATAAATGCGCAAGTTTGAATAGGGATATGCAACGAATCGCTGATACAGAATTACAAATTGCAACAAATACAGCTTATATCAAAGAAGAAGTGTACAACACCAAACCAGAAGAAAAGGTATATTTTGAACGCTATGAAGTGTTAGATGACAACACCTGTAAAAAGTGCCAAAAATTAAAAGGTGCTATTGCATTGTGGAGTGATGTTCCATTGCCAAACGAAAGAATAAAAGATCCTTATGCAAAATATGCGATATGGGAAGGCAAATTGGATGGTGATGCTCCAATTGCAACTGTTCATCCGTGGTGTAGAGGTTCATGGGTAAGAGTATTCCCGGAATTATTGTAAACAATTTTAAGGTGGGGTATGAAATGATTACAGTAAAGAAAAGTGTTTATGACAATTTAATAAACAAACATTCAAATAGGATTTTGAATCACTTTAAAAAAGAGTTGTTAAAAATCTTAGAAGAAAGTGAAGTAAGAGAAGAAAAGATAATTAGTAAAGCGATTGAAGATTATGATAATTCAATGGCTCGTACATTTTTAACTGAATATAGCATTAATAAATCTAGGGGATATGGTATAGGAACTGTTAGAGAGTGGAAAGGGCATAAATACAGAAAAATTGCTCCTGGAAAATGGCGAAAAATCTATGATGTGCATTCTAGGGGAGCAAATCAATCAATTGCAATTATTAAGAAGAAAATTGAAAATGCAAAAAGTATTGATGAATTATTGCAACTTGTCATGGAAAATACAAATAGATTTATGGATAGCGATGGTAAATTACTGCCGATTGTAGAAGAATTAAAAAATGCTGTGAATGAACGTAAATCTAAACTTAATACTAGCAAAACTACTTTTAATAATATTTCTGATATTTCTAAAGAGAGAGAAAATTTTATTACCAGTGTTATAAAATTCCCAAACCAAGGTGTACTAAAAGGAAACAATAAATCTATACAAAATTATTTTAAATTATTTATTGGGGATAAACTAGTTCAAAAAGAATATAAAACTGTATTACGAAAAATATTAAACAAAGATGTTACGACAGAAAATGTTATTGAAAGGGTTTCAGAATTTTTAATATCAAAAGGGATTCCTAATAAAAAGGTAGTAAATGCAGCAAACTATATTGAAAAAAGAATTGATTTATTTAAAAATTATCATAAAGAATATAATAAAAGAGATACTTCTAAAAATATATTAAATAAAGCAAGAAACTTTGATGATTATGAAAATATAGTAAATAAATATGGCATTGAAGTTTCTGACGACTTAAAAAAAAGAGCAATGTTTGAAGATACGAAAAAATGTTCTATTGGGTTACTTGAATTTCTTGATGAGTTTCCTTTAGTTCAAAAATTAATCCCAAGAATTGGAATTACGAGAGAAAATTGTATAATGTGTGTTCAATTTATTAATGAAAAACCAATAGAAATAAGTTTTGGATCTAAGTTTATAATTGAAGATGGAACAAAAAAAGAGGAAGATAAGAATATATATTTTCATGCAGGGGATGAGCAATTAAATGCAGAATCATTTGGGTATCATGAAGGAGCTCATGTTTTAGCAGCATTATTAAAAAATAATGGAATGTATTCTGATGTAGAAATTTGTAAAAAAGCATACGAACAAATACGACAAACTCAATTAAATGGTATGTCTTATGAAGATGCTAAACTTACTATTTCTGATTATGCAGAAGAAACTGATATGGAACTATTTGCAGAAGCCTTTGCTGATGTATACCAATATGGCGAAAACGCAAGCCCATTTAGTAAAAGGATTGTACAACTTGCAAAAATGGAATATAATGCAATTAAGAGGTAAAATAATGATAACAAGCAATCCTGGCGATTATGAAAAAATGTTTCCTTGGCGAAAATATTTAATTGATCCAAGTAAAGATGAAACATTAGATAATTTAAAAGAAAATACGCCTAAAGAGGTTGTAGATGCGTTAAAAGCATATCTAAAAAAATATGGGGATATAAGAATAAGATAGATTCTTTTTATAAGAAGCGAGAAATTAATAAATATGTGATAGTCTTTTATTAAATAATGTGTCTAAAACAAAGGCAGTTATCAAATTTCAAGTAATAATACTTGTTTTTTGATAGCTGCCTTTTTTGTTTATAAGGGGGGGGGAGAAAATGTTTACAGTTTCAAAAACATTTGCAAAAATGTATTGGGATAACTTCATCGAAAAATCAGGAAGAAGTCATAAATACATCAGAAGAATTCCAAAAAAGGCTGGGAAAGGATATAACTATATTTATCCTAAAGATTTCAAAAGCCCATTAAAAACTTTGATGGCTATTTTTGGAATTAAAGAAGAAAAAATCACAGACGCTTATGTTAGAAATAACATAGAAAGTGCTTATGGTGTAACCAAAAATGAATTTGGGGCTCACGTCTTAGAATACTTATCCAATAAAAAAGTGTGGGATAAATTCTTTAGTGATAAATTCAATCGCGACAGATATAAAACACCATCAAACAAAAAAGAGAAATCTTCTAATTCAAAACAGAAAATAATTGATCAAGAGAAAAAAGAAAAGCAAACTTTAACTTCTAATGATGAAAAAAACTTTGAAACAAAATGGAATAACTCATTAATGAGAAAAATCTACTCTATGTATAATTCTGTTCCAGAAGATAAAAAAGTTGAATTAAATAACACTTTGGATTTTGACATTGGTGATAAAGTGTCATTTAATGGGGCAACAGGTTCTATTACAAATTTAGTTAGCGATAAAATGGTTATGGTAAAATTTGATGATGGAAAAGTTGCTAGACTATTTGTTAAAGATTTACAGAAACTTAATCCAACAAATCAAGAAGTCGCTAATGAGGCAGAAGAAAACGGGCAAAAACAAGAACATGGAAATTCGATTGCTTTATTGAATAATGATAATGCCAAAAAAGATATTACTGTAATTGAAGATCCAATTAAAGAAGGTTATCAATATAATTTTGAGGGAAAAGTTTGGACTATAGTTGGATTTGATAAAAATGATGCTCCAATTATGACTTCTAAAGATGGTGAAAGAATTGAGTTTGATAGCATGGAAGAATTCGATTCTTATTATCAAAGTGGGGAAATTACCAATGCTGCCGATAATGGACTAAACACTTCAACACCACAAACATCATTAAACGCTGCTATTGGAAATTACACAATCAGTAAAGATAATTTTGATTATCTAATGGGAAAAGTAGCAGAAGTATATGAAGATTCAAATGGGGAATGGGATGATAGAAATTATGCTAGATTAATGGCAAATAGCATAAAAAGAGACCCATTGTTTATGAATAATCTTGTTAATATTATTGCTGGTGCTAAAGTTGATGATTTATCTACTTTCTTATTGGATTTGAAAAAACAATATGATAATGGTGGTAAATTTGTTGCAAAAAAAGATTTCTTAGATGAACGTGGGCAACAAAAAAAACTAAAATATAAAGACATTGTTGAAGATTTTTCAAAAGAAGAGCTTCAAAATATTTGGGAAAATATTAAAGATGAAAGAGAAAAACAATGGGAACATGGTATTACTACTGATTTATTAGAATCTTATGTACATCGTTGGTCTAATGCAATTCATAATGGTGATACTGTTGAATTATATAAAATCTTTTCGTTATTGGAAGATGAAAATTACCATACAGAAGGACAATTATTATTAGACGGTAATTATTCTGAACTTTATAAAATTATTGAGAATAGAAAACGTCAAGACGAAGTATGGAAAATGAAAAACGGAATTCTTGATAGGATTAAAAACAATCAAACTGTTGGTGATAAATTCTTTGATGAATTGCGTAATAGAACAACTAATTCTTTGGAACACGGTGCAATTGATGAAGCAGAAAAACAATATAACCAAGATAAAGAAATGGAACAGTACCGTTTAGAATCAAATAGATGGGATGAATACAACGATTCATATAACAAAACTAGGGAAGATTACAAAAACGATTTTGCTGAATTATCTTTGGATGAAATTAAAAAGTTAAGAGATAAAATTTCTGTACCAGATTCAAAAGAAATGTATGATATTGTAACATCTGACGGTAGCGGAAAAGAACTTGGTGAAAAAAGAGCAAAGGCTGATATGTTAGATGAACTTATTGCAGGTTATCAACAGAGTGCCGGTATTTTTGCTCCATCTGTAATTGGTAATTTACCATCAAGGATAACTCTTGCAGATATTGAAAGAGAATTAAAAACACAATCTTCTCATGATGTTATGACTAAGTTGTATGAAACAAAAACTGGGTATTCATATTGGGGGCATAGAAAAGATCCAAAAGATGAAGAACAATGGAAAAATGTTCAAGAAATTGGAAGAATTCTGGAAGCTCAAAAAAATGGCTTAAAAGTAGTAAACGGTAATGTTGTTTCTAAAGTAAAAGACACAACTACAGGACAAGAAATAAAAGAAGGTGATATTGTCAAAATTTCTAACTCTTACACAAAAGGTGAAAATGGTCTTTTCAGAATTGGAAATGTTGCCAATAATGGAACTCATTTTAATCTAATTAAATTAAACAAAGACGGTTCTGAATCTAAGTCTTATGGAGGAAGTTGGCCGCTAAACCATTCTTATCACAGTAATCCAAATTACAGATATGAATACAGAAAACAAAATGGTGAAAATGGCGAAAATGTAAAAATTGAACTTACAACTATTGACGAAAAATTAAAAGAAAAAGCCAAAGCAAAAGCCAAAGAAGTAAAACCATATCAGTTTACTGTAAACGGAATTAGAAAACCTGATGGGGAATACGTTTCTGTTTATTATGGTATTGGGGATGTAAATGGTCCAATAAAAGTACATTCAGACAGGTATGGTTCATCGTTAGGTTTTTTAAGTTCAGAAACGGATAAAGTAGAGAATAATTCAGATATTATGACTGATTATTTTGAGAAAGATAGTATTACTATCAGCCCATCAAATCCTTATTACAATCAGGTAAAAAGAGCTGCACTTAAAAATTCTGTTACTAATATGAAAAAACAATTGGCAAGTGCAAAAGAAGATGTTGAAAGATATTCTGGTAATACAAATTATTACAATGGTGAGTATTACTTAAAACAAGCACAGGAAAATCTAAAAACCTTACCAGGAAAGATTTCTACATACGAAGCAGAATTGAAAAAGGTTGAAAAGGAATTAAAACCAAAAACTGTAAAAAAATCACTATTCTATATTAAGAATGGCAGATTTTATATCAGAATTAATTAAAAATTAAAAAAAGGTTGGTAAACAGAACGGAGACTCTTTTTACCAACCTTAATTATTACAACGTAATAATTAAACTTAAATTAATATAAAATATTTTAATTGTCAATAAAATATTTTACCCATAGACCAAAAAATCAGGTGTTGTCTCTAAGATTTTTGCCATGTCTACAACCTGCTTTGCGTTTGGATATATACCTCTCATTATCCATCCCTTGTAAGTGGGCAACGCAATGTTACATTTTTCACAAAGTTTGATTTGTGTAAGTTTCTTTTCTTTTGTTAATTTGTTAACTCTAATCCAAAATTCTTGTGTTTCTAAATTCATAATAATATTATCGGCATAAAGTGTAATAAAAATTACTAAACTTTTTGTTGACAAAACGTTTAATATGCTATACTTTATAAAAAGTATTAGAACTAATACTTAAACGGAGTAAAATGTGAAAAGAACATCGACAATTGTTAAAGAACTTAAACAGTGGTGTGAAGATTTTGAATTTTATCCTACTACAACAGAAATTGTAGAGGCGTTAAAAAAACATTTGAAATATGAAAAAATTCCTAGAAAAGTTTTAGATATTGGTTGTGGTAATGGCTCATTTTTTGAAAAGTTTTGTAATTGTGAAGAATTTAAATATATTACAAAATATGGAATTGAAAAATCTGACATTCTTGCAGCAAATCTCCCAGATGATATTGTACTTTTAGGTTCAGATTTTCACGAACAAACTTTAATTGATAAAAAAGTGGATATGATTTTCTGTAATCCACCTTATTCAGAATTTGAAATTTGGACTGAAAAAATCATAAAACAAGGCAATGCAGAAAAAATTGCTTTAGTAATTCCTAGTCGATGGAAAAATAATGAAAAGTTGATTGATGCAATTGAAAAAAGAAAGTTCAAATATCAAATTATTGGAACTTATGATTTTTTAGAAGCTGAAAGAAAAGCAAGAGCAACTGTAGACTTGATTGTGCTTACACCTGCCCCTTATATGTATCAAAACAAAAGTTATGATAATAAACCAACAGATCCTTTTGATTTGTGGTTCGAGGAAACTTTCAAAATTGATGCAGATAAAAACAGACAGTATGAAACATCATACAGAAGGGAAACAGAAGAAAATCTTAAAAATGAAATTATCCAAAAGGGTGATACAGCAGAAATGCTAGTAGAGTTCTATAACAAAGATATGGAAAAACTCTATAGAAACTATAGAAAATTGGAAGAACTTGATTATGACTTATTAAAGGAATTAAAAATTGATATTCCTGGATTAAAAGCTGCCCTAAAAGAAAGGTTGCAAGGTTTGAAACATATTTATTGGGATTTACTTTTCAAAAAATATGACAAACTTACAAGTCGGCTAACATCAACAGGTAGAGAGAAAGTTATCAATAGGTTGAATGACAACACAGCCATTGATTTCACATTAAAAAATATTGTTCAACTTACAGTATGGATGATTAAACATTCCAATACACTTTTTGACGAGCAGATAACAGAATATTTCTTTAGTTTATGCAACACAAAAACAATTCACCGTTATAAATCAAATAAACGTTGGAATGAAGATGATTGGCGATATATCAAAGATACATTTGATGAAACTAAGCATTTTTATGGGGATGATAAAAAAGAAAGAATGAAAAAAGCAAAGTATTTTCAATTAGATTACAGGATTGTAGTTAAAGGTTGGAGAAACTTTGAATATGGTTGGGGAAGTAACTCTTGCAGAATTGATAGAAGTGCAATTGAGTTTGTACAAGACACTTTAATTATTGCAGAAAATCTAGGATTTAAAACACAGATTACATTTCCAGATAAATACGAAACTGTAAAAGAAAGCGATTGGAATGATTTTGATGTTTATACAACTGATGGAAAACTTTTTGCAAACATTAAGCTATATAAAAACGGTAATAGACATGTAAAGTTTTGTAAAGAGTTTATGCAAAAGTTAAACGTTGAAATGGCAAGAATAAACGGATGGGTTCAAAATAAAACAGAGGCCATGAAAGAAATGGATCTTTCAGAACAAGAAATAAACAGTATTTGGAAGTCTAATTTTCAAGTTGGAATTGATTCAGGTGTTTCACTTCTTGGGCTGCCAAGTTGTTAGACATATAAAACAATCGTTGATTGTTCAAAAAAACTGTGTGGAGAAGTAACCACCACAAAAAAAACTTATATTAAAATTATTTTTGGCTTACCTGGTGCCAGAATTTTATTAGGTTCGTTGAAAGATAAAATTTATACCAGGTATTTTAAGGAGAAATCATGATTGAAAATAATATTTATCCTTTTTGTGAAAGTACGCAAGAAAAAATTAAAAAAATCACAAATGCAATGCAGGATTTGTTGCTATATAAAAATCACAAATATGGTGATTCTGCCTTGAATCCTAATAATATTTTTTACAAGGGAGATGCCACAAATTCTATTTTAATTAGACTTGACGATAAAATTGGCAGAATTAAATCTAATACAGACGAAAAACCAAGAGTAAACGATGTAGCAGATATTATTGGCTATTGTGTTTTATTGTTAATAAGTATGGGTGTAACAGAAGAAGAAATTGCAAAATTCAAGGATTAGTATATGGCAGTAACAATAATTAAACCTTATACAACTACTTTTGGAAAAAGAAACTATTTAGAACATCATCGTAATCCTAGTGGCACAATTAATAAAGCTAAATGGTTATTGTCAAAATCAGAGAGAGATATTAACAAACTTAATTCTCTTGGATGTTCGATTGAAGCAGGGTTGCCTTTATCTTTTGAACGAAAAAGCTGGCAGGCTGCTTTTTATATGGCTACTTACTGCGTCGTAAATGAAATCGAAAAAGTGGAAGAGCATTTTAATCAGAAGAATTACAAGAATTATCAATCTAGAAAATCTGTGTCTAGTAAAAATATTTCTTGGTATGACTGTTTGTGTGGAGGAGGATATTAAACAAATGAAAGATATAGAAATAGTAGTATTCAATGACAAGTCTTGGGTTCGATTTGCTGAATATCAAAAACTTGATGAAGAATTAAAACAAGAAAAACAAAGCCTTGCAAAACGCATATATGAACTACAATCTGATTTATCGAGGGAAAAATCTAAAAATGAAAAATTAATAGAGGATTTGAAAAACGAAAAACAACTTAACGCTGAAATTAAAAAACGTCTTATTGAAGTTGAATTTGATTGTGAAGAATTTAATCACGAATAACGAAACTTTACTAAAACAAAAGGAAGATGAGATTAAAGAATTAAAAGAAATTATTAAAAATCTTAGATGTTGCGAAAATTGTATTGATTATACAAAACTTTTTGAATTTGAAGGTTGTGATTGCGAAAATTTAAGTAACTGGAGAATGAAATAATGAGAAAAAAAACTAGTACAAATAAATTACCTAAAGAAGTTAATGTTTTAGGAGTTAAATACAAAATTTTTTACGATAGCGAAAAATGTAACCCAAAAATGACACGTGCAGATGGATATGTAGAAAGGTTTCTTAAAGAAATTCATATAAACAGTGATTTATATGATGAAGAATACAAGAAAGCCCCTTCTATTGCAGGTGGTCTAGAAAGACATATACCGTCAGTTTTTAGACACGAAATAATTCACGCCTTCTTATTTGAATGTGGTTTATGGGAAAATTGTGATTGGGCTACGAATGAAGAAATGACAGATTGGTTTGCGAAACAATTTCCTAAAATGCAAAAAGTATTTAAACAATTAGGAGTGGAAGAATGATTTGTACAAATTGTCCTGCATTTAAATTTTGTCCTGAAAAACCAGTAAGAGAAGATTATGCAGATGAGAATAAATATCTTATAGATTTAGAATGTGGTGTTTGGAGTTGTCGAAAAACAGTTGAAAAGTTATGTAAAAAAAACGAACAAAACACAAAGTTGTTTAAAGAATTAAAAGAACACTGTGATGAACTTGAACTCATTAATCAAAAAGTGATGGAAGAAAATGAGCAAATAAAAGAGTATAACACAGACTTAAAACAATCGTTAGATTGGGCTAATGAAAGAGAAATTGAATGGTCAAATAGAATTGAAGAGTTAAAAACAGATTTGGAATATGCAAAAGCGATTATTAAAGATTTGTTAAATAACTCTCACGAATATGCAAGACAAAATGCAGAAGATTTTATAAAAGGAGAAAAGAAATGAAATTTGATAGAACAAGAGTTTGTGGTTTTGAGAACGCTTTATATGGTATGAGAAATCCAAAAAACAGTTGGGATAAAATCGACAGTAAGTTTGGATTTTGTTCCCTAAATGACGTTACTAATGATATGGTTATTTTGCATAAAAACAATAATATTTGCGAGTATGCGATAATTGGTGAAAACGATATGAAACTTGCACAAACACTTATAAAAGCAGGAAGTGAGCATAGAAAGTTTCTTAGACAAATACAAGTTGAAGTTACAATTACAGCTCCATTGTACTGGTGGAAAGAATTTTCGACTTACAAAGTTGGAACCGTTGCAAACAGTACAAGCACAATGCACAAGTTAGCAAATACTCCAATAACGAAGTATTGTTTTGAAATGGATGACTTTATGGGTAGTTGTGACCATATTTCTCTACCTTATTCCTTTTTTGATGATTATTGGGAAGAACATATAGGTCAACTAGAAAGATTAAGAAAGATATACCTTGAAACAAAAGACAAACGCTATTGGAAAGAACTTATCAGGTTGCTTCCAGAAAGTTGGTTACAGAAAAGAACTGTAACAATGAATTATGAAAATCTTTTGAATATGTGTTCTGTAGGACAAAGACGATTTCACAAGTTGACAGAATGGAGTAAGGATTTTATTTACTGGGCAAGGTCGCTTCCTTATGCACAAGAATTATGTTTTGAGGTAGAAGAAAAAAAATATAGCATCGTTTCTGGCGGGTTTGATCCATTGCACAAAGGTCATATTGAATTAATCAAAGAGGCCGCAAAAATATCAAAAGACGGTGTAATAGTAATTATGAATAGTGATGAATGGTTACAAGAACGAAAACATCAGCCATTATTACAGCGTGAATCTAGGGAAGCTGTTTTGCGTTCAATAAAAGGTGTTGTAGATGTTATTTATGATGATTTTGATGTTGACGGAACTGTAAAAGTTGCATTGTCAAAAATTAGAGAAAAATATCCTATGGCAAAATTATCATTTTGCAATGGTGGGGATAGATCCGAATATAAGAATGTTCCGGAATGCGATTTGTGTGAATCTTTAGGGGTTGATTTGTGCTTTGGGGTAGGTGGCAGGGAAAAAATAGAATCATCTAGTTCTATTTTGGAAAAATATAAAAAAGGGGAATATTAATTTGATTTATGAAAAGTTGAAAGAAAATTGATATTGACTTTTTTTAAATATATTATAACAATATAATTATATTTAATGTGTTTATTTGATGTGTTCAAAAGAGCAGTCATAACTTTTATAGTTGTGGCTGCTTTTTTTGTTTTAAAATTATTTTAGGGGAGAAAATAAAATGCTTATTCAAAAATCTGTATTAAAAGAAATCTGGAAATCACTTGGTAAAAGAAAATTGGATGAACTCAAACAGGAAATAATTGCTATTCTTAAAAAACAAGAAGCAAAAGACTATAAAAAAGCAATAGAACAATTCAGTAAGGAAGAAAAAAAATATAAATATTTGGAAAAATCAATTTCTGGTGAATGGATTGAAAAGGCTGGTTATGGGATTGGTACAGTTCGTGTTTGGAAGGGGAAAAAATATAAAAAGATTGCTCCTGGAAAATGGGCTAGAATGTATGAAAAAGAAGGCAGAGGTACAAACATTGCTGTAGGACATTTAATTGCAAAAGTAAAAAAGATTGATGATGTTGAAGAACTTATGAACTTTGTAATGCAGAATAAACAAAGATTTCAAGATGAAAATGGAATGGACTTACCTATTTTGGATAAAATTAGGGCAGAAGTAGATAGACAATCTGGAAAGATTGAAAGTAAGGGTAAATCTGAAAATACTGAAAAGAAAGATTTAAAACCAAATAAATACGACAAAGCTACAATTCAGAAAATGGGTAACAAATACTATGTTTATACAGAAGAAGGTGGTCGTGAAGTAGAAAAATTTAACACAAAAAAGGAAGCCGAGGATTATATAAAAAGGCAAAGACTAATTCAGAATGAAAAAAATTTAATAGGTGAAGATGGATATGCAAAAGTGCTAGATAAATTAAATGAATCAACTGAAAAGAAAGATGAAACAAAGGTAGCAATTAAAGGAAAGTTTGCTACAGATAAACAAATTGATTATGTTACCGAAGTTTCTGATAAAACAATTTTATCAACAGAAAAAATGCTTAAAAAACCAATTACGACAATTCAAAGATATGCAAATTCTCATGTGGAAGATTTTAAAGGTAGTATTGATAAGTTTATTGAATATATGGCTGATAGAAAAAGTGAAATTTCTCTTGATGAAATTGCAAAAGAGTGGGCAAAATTAGTTAATCATAATGTTGCAAGAAAAATTTGGGAAAGTTATAAAGGCGGAGCTTTGGAAATAAATGATGATGGGTATTTCCAAGAAAATAAAGAAGAAAAACAACAGAATCAAATGACACCTAAACAACAAAAGACTTTTGATGATTTTGAGAAGAAAGCAATAAAAAAAGCCAGTAATGCAGATCAAGGAAAACGTTTTGCAAAACATAACTATAACATAGATGGAGAAGATTGGACTATTACAACAGATGGAAAGGTGATGTTATGTAGCAGAGAAAAATTTGAAGAACCTACTAAAACAGATAAAATCACTAATATGGATAAAGTATTTGTAATAGACGGTCAGAAAGAAAGTGCTATACCAGATGGTATTGATGCAATTATTAAAGCAGCTCCTAAAACTGTTGTAACAGGAAAAGATTATAACGGGAAAGAAGAAAAAGAGTTTTCAATTATAAAACTAGGGGATAGATATTTTAATACTGATTACCTAAAGACTGTTCAAAACTTTTTAGGTCCATTAAGTAATGTAAAGATGCAAGTTATTCCTGGAGATAACAAAAGCAGAGTGAAATTTGAAAGTGGAAATAAAGCGGTTGTTTTACTACCAATAGAAAATGGTGCTGAGTTAGAAAATCGTATTATCAATACAAATGATATAAAAAAATCTTTAGAAGATATTATTATGTTCTGTAATGATTTTGAAGATGAAGATGAAGATGAAGTCATTGAAGAAATTAATAACGAATCATTGTTTTCAGATTATTCAGCAGAAAATCCGGAATTGTTTAATTCAATTGCTTTTAAGGTTGAAGAAGTTTTGAATGAATGTGGGATTTGTGGGTTATAGATTACAAATAAACTTGACAAAAAGTATTAGTTGTAATACTATTTACTAAATAATTGATGTGCTTATTATAAGGCAGTCATAACGAATTTTTTATAGTTCGTTGTGGCTGCCTTTTTTTATTTCAATTTTTTAATAGGGTTGCAAAAATGATGGATGAGAACATTTACATTCAGGAAAACATTTGTAAATCAATTACAGGTAAAGAAGATGAAAATGGGAACTATGTTTTTGAAGTAGAAGCAAGTAATGAAAATCTTGATTTACAAAATCAAATCACTTTACAGAGTGCATTGGAAGATTCAAAAGATTACTTTCTGAGTAATGGGGTAATTTCCGATGATCACTTACACAAAACCAGAAATGAAGATGGTTCAGTAGAAACTCATAAAGAGAAAATTATTGGAGAACCTATTTCTGTTCGCAAAGAAGGAAAATCAACTTTTGTAAAAGGTATTTTATACAAGGGTGTTGAAGCTGCAAAACCATATATTGAACTTCTAAAAAATAAATCAACAAGAGTAAAAGCGTCTATTGGTGGGATTATGCCAAAAGTACATAAAAATGCAGATGGCAGTGAAACAATTACTTCTTTTATGTGGAATGATTTAGCATTAACCGTTTCTCCTGTTAATTGGACTGTTGGGAGTGCGAAATTCGCAAAGTCAATATCAATGGTGGATTTTTGTAAAAGTTTGAATGCTGGTTATGGAACAAACGCAGCTGACTATGAAGGTGGTAGAGCCTTGCAAGATGAAGATTTAGAAAAAGAAACTGTAAAACTTTTAGAAATAAATGAAGGAAAAATTGATCCTGAAAAAGAAGTAATAAAAGAATGTGTAAAAGCAATTGATTCTGGGGAATTAAAAACACAAGAAGAAATTGAAGATTACTTTATAGATAAGGGATTTGATGAGGATAAAGCAAGAGAAACTACTCTTGAAATAATAAAACAGGGAGGGGTCAAAATGAAGAAAAGTAATTTTGCTGCAACAATGGATTCACTTTTAAAATCTATGGCAAAACCAAAAGATGAAATGTACGAAGAAGAAGATTTATATATTGAATCTGACGGTGATGAAACAGTAGATGAAGAAGATGATGAAGTTAAAAAAGGTAAGGGTGTAAAAAAGGGGTGCATTAAAAAATCTAATGTCAAAAAATCTGACGAAGAAGATGATGAAGAAATTGACGAAGAAGAAGATCTTGATGCAACTGAATTAGTTAAATCTATGAGTTCTGAAATTGATATTTTAAGAGAAGAAAATAATCAACTTAGAAAATCAATTGATGAATTACAAGAATCAATGATTGCTGTAACAAAAAGTCTTGGGCAGCCAATGGAAAGACAATCTGTAATTTCTAAATCTGTAGATTCAACTACAAATTTACACGCATCAAACAGAAAACCAACATCGGCTGATTTTGATGAGTTCAAAACAGCAATTGTTAAATCTGCAAAAGCAGGGAATATGAATCCAGAACAAGTTCAGTTCTACAATTCTGAATTCCAAAAATCAATGAAATTTGGAACACAGGCTGTAAAACCAGAAGTTTGGTCTAAAATTTGTTCAATTGTAAGAGAAAATAGATAGGGAGGAGAGAAAAATGGGAGATATTTTTGAACAAGAAGATTTTGTTACAACATCTCAAAATGATGAGCTTGAAAAAGCTCTTAATGCTGGTTATGGAACAAATGCAGCTAACTATACACAAGGTCGTGCATTACAAAGAGAAGATTTGGAAGCGACTCTTGTAACTGTTCTTGATGTAAAACAAAAAGACTGTAAAGTTTTCCATAAATTACACAAACAACCTGTAAGTTCTACAGTACACCAAGTAAACCGTCAAACAGATGTGGGTTCAGACGAATTCTTGTTTGTAGGCGAAGGTGAACAAGCAACAGAAGGCGATCCACAGTTCAGTCGTAAGATTTACGAAACTAAATACATGTCAAGCAAATGGGAAGTTTCACATCCATTGACATTGACAGACAATGCTGAAAATCCAATTAACGCTCAAAAAGTATCTGCTGTTATGCGTGTTACAAAAGGTACAGAACGTTGTATTTTCCATGGTGATAGCTCGGTTTCTCCAAAACAATACGATGGTTTTGAAAAAATTATTTCTGATGCAGCAAATGATACTTCAAAACCTGAAAGACTTCGTTCGACAGTTGTTGATATTCGTGGTTTGGAAATTGGTGAATCTGACACTATTGATGGAGTTGCTATTGATGCAGGTGAAGCATTGTTTGATACAATTGCAGAACAAGTATACAACAAAGGTGGAGATTTGGAAGAAGCATATTTCCCACCAATTTTGGCTAGTCAGTTCAAAACAATGTATAGCAATAGATTGCGTTTTACAACACAAGATACTCGTTTCACATTTGAAAAATTACCAAATATTGTAACAGCTGTAAGCTCAACAATCAGAATTACAGATGATTGTGGTGCTGACAAAATGTTTAAAGTAAAAGGCCCTGTTTATGCAGCTGGTGATGCAACAAAACGTCCTAATGCTCCAACAGCAATTGCTGGAGTTGCTGCAGCAGATTCTGCATCTCAATTTACAACAGCTTATGCAGGGAATTATACATACGCAGTACACGCAATTAACTCTTATGGTATTTCAGCTGCAACAGTTGTTTCTGCTCCAATTGCAGTTGCAAGTGGCGAAAAAGTTACATTGACAATTACACCTGATTCTAACGGAGCTGCTGCGACAGGCTTTATTATTACTCGTTCTAATGCCAATGGAACACAATTAATGGAAATGGTAAGAATTCCAAAAACACCACAAGGTGCAACAACTTATGTTGATTTGAACAAAGATTTACCAGGAACAGCATCAATTGTACTTGTTACACCATATACAGATGAAATGGAACCTAACGTATCATTCGGTCAGCTTATGGGTATGAGTAACTTTGATTTACCAACAGATTCAAGTCTTGCTCATCGTGGTGTAGTTGCTCTTTATGGTATGCTCGAAGTTCGTGCTCCTGAATATTGTGCTTTGATTAAAAACGTTGGTTACAACGGTGGTCTTTACTAGACAAAATAAAAAAAATGGAGGTTGTGTTATATGGCTAGATCAGCAAATGCAAACACAACCTCTACTGTTGAAAAAAATGAAACAGTAGAGGAATTAGGAATTATAGTTGAAACAACAGAAGAAGTTGTGGAAACTGATGAACAACAAGAAAACACTTCTGTTAAAAATGGAAGTGGAAATGTATTAGTTTTCAACAAATCTCTTATTAACAAATCTGTAGTTTTACCAACTAGAACTATTACTTTTAATGATAAAGGATTGTGTGAAGTTACAGAAGTTGAAGCAAAAAGACTTTTAACTATACCAGGTTACAGTCTTAAAAAATAAGGAAAATAAAGATGGCAATATCCGTTGAAAGTACAAAAACTAAAATTCTCGTTTCTATAAATAGTGCAAAACCTTATTATTTAGAAAGAGCATTTTATAAAAATAAAAAATGGCTTATTTGGACTGAAAACGGATTTGCCGATCCAACAGAAGAAACAACAGAGCCGCTTGCATTAACAGCAGGCGATTTTGTCGATTCTTTTGGGTTGGAAGATGGTTTGTATGAATATAGAATTGTGGCCAGTGATATTGAAAATCCGGAATATAAAGATTATCAATTTTCGTGTTGGGTAAAATTTGGAATTCCATCTGCAATAGGTTATTCATTTAAGAATTATGTTGTGCCAGAAGGTTGTTGGGGAACAGCAGTAACACCTGATGATTGTAGATATACATATCTTTGGGGAACGGATTTTAAGGCAACAAACGGGGAATTCTTTAGTGATGAACAGATTTCTTGGTTTATTGAAGCTGCTACAAGAGAAGTTGAAAGATTATTAAATATTACAATTATTAAAGAAAATATAAAATCAGAAGCAAGTGTTAATCAGTATAAACTCGAAAAAGGGAAAGATTATGATGTAGAAGAAACATTGTATGATTTTACTTTTAGAAAAATCCAAAGATATGGAATGATACAAACAAAAAAAAGACCAATCTTAAAAGTAACAAGATGTACTTTATTAAATCGTGGTAGAGATGATGATAAAGATTTAATGGATTCTGTTGTTTTAGATAAGCCCAATGGAATTATTAAATTTATGAATAGGCCATACAAGCCTAGTGATACATGGTTAGGAATTTCTCAGGCAATAAGTAGATATGGTTCTGAAACATGGAATCAACATCTATTTTATGCAATAGATTATTCAGCAGGTTTTGAAACAAGTGATGATATACCTATGGATTTAAGACAGATAATTGGTAAGGTTGCTGCTATTTCATTATTGAATATTATTGGTGATGGTTTAATGTCGGGATTCTCTAGTTCTAGTTTAAGTATGGATGGAGTTTCTGAATCGTTTAGTTCAACACAATCTGCTACATCTGCTTATTTTGGTGCGAGAATTGCTGTCTATCAAAAAGAAGTTCAAGAATATATCGAAAAAAATAAATATCGTTTTGGATTTTATCGGGTGGGATGTTTATAATTTTTGCAGAAAGTCTTTTTTTTAGTTTTTTTCAGCTTTCTGTTAAAATAAAATTGGTTTACGGTCCAATTAAAAAAAACCGTTTTTTTTATAAAAGGAGAGTGAAAGAATGTTGCCGTACGAATTGTTTAATCATTTAAGAGCTATTCATTATAATCACAATGGTAAAGATTTAGATTGGAAGATTGAAGTTGTTGATGAAGAACAAGTTATAAGAGTAATGTTCCAAGAATCTAGGCAAAAAACAGATTGGATTTTAAATTTTGTTTTTATGTTTTTACCAGTAATAATAGGCGGTTGCCCATATTGGTTTTCTAAAGGGTGGTGGATTAGTTGGGAGAGTGCAAAAGGTATTGTCTTACATTCTATTTTGAATTGTATGTATTACTATCCGAATTATAAAGTTCAAATTTGCGGGTATAGTTTTGGCGGGGCTATTGCTCAAATTTGTGGGATTGAAATATTTGAGGCAACAGGTAAAAAGATAGATTTGATTACATTTGGAAGTCCAAAGCCTTTGTTTGGTTTATTTACCAAAATAAAAGCAAAAAGATGTTTTAATAAAATTGAACAATATGCACATTGGAGTGATCTTGTAACATGGTGCCCTCCATTGATTGGATATTACTCTGCTAAAAATATAAGATTGGGAAAATTTAGTTTTAAAAGTTTATTTGATGTAAAAAAATATCATCAAATATATTCTGATTCAAGCGTTTATCAATAGGAGTGAAATTATGGGTCAAGGCTTGGGGAAAAATTCACCAGTATTATTAACTCTTGGAAAAGACAATTATGAAGCATTAATTGACAGACATGGGCAATTTGTAAGATGGAGAGTTGCAGAAAAATGTTCATGTGTAAAACCTATTACTATGCAACCTGATATTCATTGCAAAATTTGTGGTGGAAGGGGCTATAATTACACTTTCCAAAAAACAATGATTACTTATCAAACAGTAATGTTGAATGATGAAGAAGGATTTTTGAAAATTTCAGATGCAGAATGTGATGGTAGACAATTATTAGAAGTTTACGATATGAATGGGAATAGATACTCCAGTGCAGAAAAATTAGGCTCATTTATATATCTTAATGTAGAAAAAGTTCCCCAAAAAGGCACTTATTTTACTGTTGTAACAAGAGAAAGTCTGATTAATCATTTAGATAGTGCTGTTGCAGAAAAAAATAATCAAAGTACATATTATACGGTTCCAGGGCTAGAAAACAGCAAGTCTAATATTGATGGAGTTTATTATTCTGTTCCAAGTGATATTATTAGTATTGGGAAAATTATTGATGGAGCAGGAATAGAATATATTGCAAAAGAGTTTAGATTAAATAAGTTTTTAATTGAACCAACAAAAAACGAAGAAACACAAGAAGAAATTCCGATTACAGAACCAATTACCGTTGAAAATGTTGAATATTTAAAACCTTTTACTTTTGTCGTTTTAAGTCAGAACTTTAGCAAAACTGATGCAAAAGCAGTTGAAGAAGTAAATGGAGATGCAATTTGTTCGTTCCCTTATGGGTGTGATGTTGCAAATGATGATATTCTAACAGTTTTGACAGGCACTTATACTAATAAAGAAGTTATATCTAGAACTAAAATTGATACAGATACTTTAGGTGTTTATTTTGTGTACGATGTTGTTTCATGCAAAGGTATTGTTGATGGCGAAGAAGTTGAATATATTGAAGGAAAGGATTTTGTTTTAGTAGATACTAATAAAATAAAATGGTTATCAACTTCTGAAAATGCTCCTATGTTTGGTGAATCATATTCAATTACATATCATGTTCTGCCAACTTATAGAGCAACAAAACAAATTCCACAATTAAGAACATCAGAAGATCAACGATTTCCCAAAAAAGTAGTGTTAAAACTATTTAATGCTTATGCAGAAAAAACGAATATAAATGTACAAAAAAACAATACAATTACGAGAAAAGGTGTTGATGGTAGTTTTTAAAGGGTGAGGGGAATGACACAAATAAAAATTGATTATGATTTATCAGAATTAAAAGAATTTGTAAATGAATTCGAAAACTCTTTTAAGAACTCTCCAGAAGCTGCATTGCCAAATACAGCTAATGCTTTTGAGATGGCAGGAAGATATGTTTATCAAAGATTTTCTAATTATTTAAAAGGTACGGAAGAATTACCGGGAATTCCATATTTAGACGGTGTAACAAGTAGAATTGTGCAATCATTAAGATTAGAAAAAAAAGGTAGTTTTCATTATTCTGTTGGATCAAATAATATGCAATTAGAATCTAAAATAAAAGGTTCTAAGGCTGTTGAATATGACATGAAACAAACTCATCCTTATGGTAATAAATCAAGGGTAAGTAAAAAAGGTGTTCCATATTTGATTATACCTTTTAGGTGGGGAACACCTAACGATAAAAACACAAAAAGGGCTCATTTTAACAATTTTATTCCACAAAAAGCATATAATTCTGCTGTAAAAGGATTAAATTTATCTTATGTAAACGTATTCAAAAAATATAGTGAAAAAAACTATAAAGGTTTAGATGTCGAAAGACAAGGTTATGATTGGGCTAAGAAAGGAAGGCTAACAGAAGATAATGCGTGGAATGATAGAAGTGTTGGAATGGTTAGAATGAAAGATGTTACGGGTAGTACATATTTTACATTTAGAATTATTTCTGCAAAATCTCCAGAAGGAAGTTGGATTTATAAAAAACCTGCAAAACCTTCTATTGATGTTATTGGAGCATTGACTAATGCTGTTAAATCAGATATTGATAGTTTAATTTCTTTAGGCTTGAAACAAGATGAAGAAATGTATAGAAATATGTAAACATTGACAACAGTTGATAAATAAATTATTATATTATTGTACATTTTTATTAGTGTGTCTAAAAAGGGCAGCTAGAAATTTAATCTAAATAAAGATTAAGTTTTTAGCTGCCTTTTTTTTGTTTTTTTTCGGGGAGTTTTAAGGATGATTTATTATCTTAATTTTGGTTTTGTTGTGGAACAGGCTCTAGTAGATGTAACTAGAACATATATAGAAAGGTTGCATCTTGAATCTGTATATGACAACTTTCATTTCCATGTTACGAATGAACATCCTTTTGCGCACATGATATTAGAAGATAACACAAGGGCAGGTGATACATTTCCATCTATTGTAATAACATCTCAGTCAGACGGTAAAGTTCCTGAAATGCAAGAAATGTTTGAAACAAATAGTGTTGTCAAATTGACAAGTCAAGATTTTGATGAAATTTTTTCTGAAACAACAAGAGATAGAACGTACATAAACGAAAGTGGAGTTGTTGAAGTTTTAACCGATAGAAATGGGCAACCATTAAAAGAAAATATTCCCGGTTATGTATTGATATACGACAAAGAACGGATAGATGAATTAAAACAATTGGCAGATAGCAGAACTGTTGGAGATGAGATTGGTGGTGTTTATGGTTTAAAAATTGATACAAGAAAAAGGGATAAAGTTTCTGTTGAAATATGGTGTGAGAACGATCAGTTAAAAGATGAATTGTATGAACATTTAAGTTTAATGTTTACTTGTTCTTTGGACAGAATTTTACATGAAAAATATAAAATGTTTACACCATCTATTTTTGGGCAAAATGTACAGGGTGAAAGAAGTAGTAATTACAATTTTGATTTTGATGTTCTTTTATCTGGATCACATATTACTTTTGAGGTGGATTATAATGTTTCACAAATTATTTTAGATACTGAAATAAACAATATAAACAGAGAAATTGTATGGGAGGTTATCAATCATGTCAAAGAAAATTAAATCTGAGAATGTTCCAACGGTAGGTGTAATGACTGTTGCGAATGATAACAGAAAGATGGGTGTGTATAAATATCTACAGTTATATCCAAAAGATATTTATATTTCAAACTTATTAAAACAGTTATATCCAAAAAAAATTCAAACAAAAACACAATGGGATCAAACTGTTTCTGACTTAATGAAAACAAACATTAGATAAATAAAATAATGGGAGGGAGAAAAAATGGGTGTAGGTCCAGCAATTTTTGAGAGTGGTGGCCAAAGAACAGAACATTGGGTGCCAGGGTCTTATTCAAGAAGTTATAATACATCTAGCCCTAGTGGTGTTTCAGCAGGCAATATGGTAATTCTTGGTAAATCAAACGGTGGAAAACCTTTTGAATTGTTAGAATTCGATGGTGTTGCATCTGCACAAGAGGCTCTTGTAGGTGGAGAACTTTTGGACGCTATAGGGGATGCTTTTACAGCTTCAAATGTTTATATTCCACAGAGAGTTTTTGCGATGCGTGTAAATGATGGTACACAATCATCAGTAACATTGCAAAGTGGAAGTATTCCAACAATTGAAATTAAATCTTGGGATTACGGAGTTCACACTAATCAACTAAAAATTATGATTAGTGATGGAACAGCACAAAATTCAAAAAAAATTAATTTAGTGTACAAAGAAATTCAAGAAGAAGTAGATAACATTGTAAAAAAAGCAATGAATGTTGTTTACTATGGTGAAGGACAGAATGCAACTGTTACTATCAACAATAATTCTATTTCTTTTGTTGCTGAATCAATTCCAGAAGAAGGAAGTGAGCCAACTGCTATTGATGAATTAACTTTAAGTTTTGAAGATTTTGACACATTGGATTCTCTTGTATCAGCTATCAATAACTCTAATTCATATCAAGCAATTGCAGATGATGTTGATTTATCATCATATAAACTTGATACAATTACTAATTCACCTATTGATATTGACAATGGTTTACAACTTTATGCTAACTTTGATGCATTCATTAATGCTTTGAACAAGATGTCGTTAATTGGTGGTTTAGAAATTCTTGAAACAACAACAAGACAAGTTCCTGATAATACAGAGAGTTACATTTACTTTACAGGGGGAACAATTGGTTCTTACACCATCACACAATGGCAACAAGCATTGAAAGCCCTTGAAGTAGAAGATATTCAGATAATTTCTACTCCATCTACAGATGCTAGTGTTCTGTCTTTGATTTCTTCACATTGTACATCAATGAGTTCTACTATTAATAGAAAAGAACGAACAGCTATCCTTGGTGGCGGAATTGGTATGGCTGATACAGATGGTATTAATACAGCACAAGGTTTGAATAATAAATTAGTATCGTATGTAATTGACAATGCAACTAAAACAAATGCCATTTCTGGAAAAATAGAAACAATTACAGGTGCTAGGTTAGGAGTAATGTTAGCAGCTATGGAGAGCGCTATGTCGCCTTCAACGCCATTAACATTCAAAACTCTTAATGTACTTTCGTTTGGAAAAATTCGGGATATTCCTAACATAACTTCTTTAATTCGTGCTGGTATTACAGTATGTAATCCTAATCCAGAGAATTTGGCTGAATATATTTGTGTTCGTTCGGTTACTACATTCCAAGGGGATGACTTAATCAATAATGAACGTTCTATGGTTCGTGAAGATTTATTTATGAATCGTGATTTAAGAGCTCAATTTATTCCTATTATTGGTGGTTCAGGAGTTTCAACAAATGAAGCAATAAAAACACTGATTGATAGAGCAAAAGAATGGGCTTTGAATGGTTATATTGTTCCAAATGATTCAAATGACAATGTTTGGAATATAAAATGCAGAATTGATGGGGATAAGATATATCTTACTTATTCACGTTATCTAACAGCTCCGGTTAATTTTGTATTTATTACAGCAGTAAATCACGTTTACACTTCAACTGTTGAAATTTAAAAGGGAGGAAGATAATGAGTGGAATCGCACAATATACACATGGTATTGCATCATCAATTTTTACAATTGGGTATAGATGCCAAGTTCGTGTTGGAACATCTGCAGCAGACGCAAAAGTTATTGGATTTGTTGATAGTGCAGAAATGACAAAACAAATCCAAACTCAAAGAGCACAAGTTTTAGATTCTATCTTCCCTGCATCAATTGACCCACAAGCAATTTCTGTTTCTGGTAGACTAACAGGATTTCTAGCGAGTCCTAAAGTATATTCAGGTACTGAAAAATTGAATGGCGGGGGATCAGTTTCTATTTCTTCTTTTAATCCTAAATCAGAAGATTTTAAACAAGGTAATGTCGTTTCTAAGTTTAAATATCTTGATTTTTACGATGAAAAGAAAAAACTAATTATCGCTTCTGTCGATACACTTGTACCAAACTCATTCTCTGTAACAATGCAGGGTGGAACTTACGTTAAAGGAAACGTAGGTTTTGAAGCATTGGATATGAGTTCTGGTGCAGATTATGAAGCTCAAACAGATGCAGAAGTATAGGGTATAAAAAAACAAAAGGGGGCTACTGTAAATAGATAGCCCTTTTTTTAAATATGAAAAAAGGAGAAAAAAATGGTTCTTGAAAAAATCGAAAAAAAAGAAGAAGTATTGAACGAAGTTGAAAAAACAAGTATGTTCAATCAGTTAGTTATGGGAAAAGATGTAACAGAAACTATTCAAACTTCTAGGGGGGAATTTAAAATCAAATATCCTAGAATGGCTGATTTACAGGCTATTGGTAGATTGAAAGCATATAGACAAAGTAACATTCCTGCTGAATGCTTTGATGAAGTTTCTTTATCAATTATGTTACAAATTGCAACTTTAGATGTCTTGGTTATTTCCGGCCCTACTTGGTATGAAAATGCAAAAAGAGAAAATGCAAACTTTTCTTGGGGATTAATCCCTTTGCAAAGTTTTGTTCAGGAGGTGTATGCGAAAGCGTATGAATTTCGCCTCAAAGTGCAACAACACCTTGAAAATAATGGGGAAGGAATCTATTCGGACGTGGCTTCCGTGGGAAACGTTTCAGATGATGGTGGTCCAGGATTATTCGACAATATTAGCAGCAACAAACTCGAATAATAATAATTTAGATAATTTATTTTTCTATATTTGGTTTGAGTATTATATGAACTTTGACAAAGACATGATCAAAAATGCTTATATAAAAGCAAAGGAAAAAAATGAATCTAAAGTAGATGCAGATACATTAAGAGAATTAGGTTATTCAGAAGAAGAAATAGCGAAAGCTACTTTTGAATAAAAAAATAGGGGGAAGAAGAAATGTCAGCACAAATAGATATAAAAGGTCATGTGTCATTAGATACATCCAGCGTAAAGAGTGGATTAGATGATATTACCAAACAGACACAACAACAACCTTTATACACTAATTCTTCTTCCTCTGAAGCCATTCAAGGAAATATATTAAACAATCCATCTTTTTCTGATTCATCTCAAAAAATGTTAGTTGGTGAATTTGAAAAATCATTACCAACTATTATATACAATTTTCAACAACTTTCAAAATCACTTGCAGATTTAAAAGATGATGTTCCAAAAGTACGACGCACAATCAAAGATTATGATAAAAGCCAAGAACAAATAGATAAAACTAGGGAACAATTGTTAGTTGGTTTATTTAACAACGGGAATTCATTATCATCAAATATTATTCATGGAAATATGGGTGGGGCAGTTTCAGGTGCTTTTAGCAATACTGCTGATTCTGTTTCAAAAATTCAGGATTTGGCAAAAAATAATGGTATGGATGCATTTGCAGGTATATTAGGCAAAGCTATACCTGGGTTGTTAATAGGTGGGGCTATTGTAAAAGGGGCAACTGCTTTCTCGGACAAATATGCTAGCAATGAATCAATAATTAATCAATCAGGAAAAAGTTTTAATTTTGATGGTTCATCACAAGAAAACTTTGATATATATAAAAGACTAAACAATTATAATGTTGGAACGGGTTTAGATAATGCGGAGTTCAACCAATATGTGCAAGCGTTAGCAAAACAAGGAGTCAAAAATATTGACAGTGCTGGGGTTAATGCACAATCAGCATTAAAGTGGGCCTATGCAACTAACGGAGATGAAAACCAATATATCAATTTGGCTGGAAAAATGATGCGTTATGGTGGCTCAAAAGATATTGGCAACGATTTTTCGTATTTGTATGGAGCGGCTAAAGCAAGTGGTTTAGAAGATTCTCAAATGGGTGAATTTCTTATGGGCATAGAAAAAGTTATGGAAGATGGTATTGCCAAAGGATTTACTCGTTCGTCAAAAGAAGTTGCCGATACAATGGTAATGTTTAGTAGACTTTCTAATAACGACCAATTTTGGGCAGGGGAAAGGGGAGCTCAAAGACTTAATCAAATTAATAATGGAATTGCTGGTGCAACAGCATTGGCAAAAACATCCGATGTTATGGTATTGCAAGCGTTCTCATCAGCATTTGATACACAAGCACAAAAAACTATTCTAGAAGGTGATTATATTCAGGATGGTGGGTATCTTAACGATATGATGTTGATGGAACGCGGATTGAAGGACGGAAAAGTTTTTAATTCGTTGATGAAAACTTTGAATGATAGAACAGGGGGGGACATACAAGCAAAGGCAGAATATTTAAGAGATATTACCGGAATGAATTACACTGGGGTATCTAAATTATTGAAATTAGAAGGTAAAGGGCTTTCTGAATCGGAGTTACAATCTGAAATTGAAAAGTTACAAAAGGATCCTAAAAATCAAAATTTAGAAACAAGAAATCAAGAATCATTAAATAGAATTGCAGAAACAGCAGAAGAAATTGGTATGGGAGTGAAGGGGCTGAGTACAGCGGCTCTTGAACCAATCTCACAAGGTGTTGATGCAATAAAAAATTTTTTATTGGGAGATGAAAACGAAGAGAATGTGTTACCTGAATATCAGCAAAAATATGATATGAAAACACAACCTTTATATTATAACAGAGAAAAATTAGATGTGGAACAAACTCCAAGAATTACATCTTATGATGGAAAACAAAAACTAACTGATTATTTACTACAAAATTATGAAGAAGCTTTACAAGATATTGCAGATAACAAAGGCGTTGATTTATCGCAATTACAACGTTATTTGCAAGCAGAAATACTTTTCCCTAAAAAAAACGGGGAAGATAGTGAGTTATATACAAGATTACGAGCGCAAGTTGAAGATGGTTATTTATATCCAACCGAACGTAGTCAAATGGTGGAGTATCTAAAAATATTAATTGATACTGTTAAAAATATGGAAATTATTGAGAGAAAATAGTAATTGAAAAAACTATTTTATTGTGGTATTATTGATTTATTAATGGTGTGTTTTTAAAGGCAGCCGCTTATTCTTTTTCGGAATAGGCGGCTTTTTTTTATTTGAAAAAAATGGAGATGGTGAAAATGGAGATTTTAAGTCAAAGTCCACAACCAGTTATAAAGTGTTATTCATCAATAGAAAATAATAAAGTTGCTCAAAAACTGTATGAAGTATTTTCTCCAAATTCAACATATTCATCAGGCAAAAATTTACAATCATATTCATTTGAAGTTTCAACACCAACCAATATAGAAGGTTCGTTTTCTTTTACAGTAAAAGAAGATGAAAATACTGATGATTTATTTATGGATAAAGTTTCACCATTAGATATTGTCGTTATTTCAGAAGATGGGGGGACAACCTACGATTTTATTGGTGTTGTTACGACCATATCAATTGGGTGTGTTGCATCAAATTTGCAAAAAATAGTTACTGTTTCTGGTAAAGATATTTCTTTTTTATTCCAATATTTAAACATCAACACAGACATTAAAACAGTTTCTTTTAATTCAAATAATAAACAGTTAATTGTTGATTTTGCAAAAAATCAAGGAGAAAATCCAATCCTTGTTAGTGATATTGTAAAAAAAAGTTTTGATACGTTTGTTCAAGCAACAAAAAATAACAAAGAAATATCTAATTTTTTGATTGCAGAATTGATAGAAAAATGGTATGACAAAGATATTTTTGAAGTGGGAAAAGAAAGTTTTTATTATCCAATTTCTTCAAACATGTTTACAGAAGGAACTATTACATATATTAATTATATAAAAAAATTATTGCCATCTCCAATTTATGAAATTTATGGAATAGTAAAAAATAATTCTCCAAAAATACGGGTTAGAGAAGTTCCGTTTGATTTATCACATGAAAACATAAGTCAAATTAATCCTACATGTTTAAAAGACTTTACTCTTACTAGGAATTGTGAAGAAGTATATACAGCATTTATGCCATATCTAGAAGGAAGTTCTCAATCTCCTAGTTTTTATATGAATTTAGCAAAGGGAACATCGGTTGAAGAAAAAGGTTATGAGTGTGCAAAAGCAAATACTGAAAAAGTTTCAAAATATGGCTATCAATTATTAACTTGTTCGTTTGTAGGGTTTAGTGCAGACGGAAAATTAAATTCCGAAAAAATGTCAGAATTGGCAGCAAAAATGGATAGGTGGTTTAGTCATTTAGATGAAATGCTTAGTGGCGATATTACGATTGTGAATTATATAACACATAAACATAATTCTGTAGGTGAATGGCTCAAATTTTGTGGTGCAGACTTTTACATTACAAAAGCATCTCATAGTTGGAATTATGGCGATAATCCTTCTATTAATTATGAAGTTTCGAGGGGTGGTGTTTATCTAGAAAGCGGGGATTTTACACCTGTAAAACAAATAAGTAAATCGTATCAGGAGTTTGTGAGATGATTGTCAGAAAAATAGTCCATAAAACGAATGCAATACCTCCTCGTTTAACCAATGAAAACTATCTAGCTAATAGAATTGGATTTTGGGGCATCGTTATAGGTCAAAATTCAAAGAAAAACGCTGTAACAGTTGTTTCTGATACTGGCTATCAGTATGAAAATTTACCTGTTGTTTCTGGTGAATGGGTAACAGTCGATGATAAAAAAGATTACGTTCCATCTCAAAGAAATCTTCCTCCAATCAATTCAAGGGTGTTTGTACTAACACCAACAAAGACAGCCACAGGTGCGTTCGTTTTATGTTCAGGATTCTCCCGTGGTGATGAAAACATAAGAGAATTATGGGCTAAAAATGATGATGATTTAGAAGAAAAAAATAATAGCAGAGAAACAAAAACACAAGGTGGATGGGATATTATAGAAGATTATTCTAATGGAAATAGTTCTATTGTTTCTCATGATGAAAAAATACAGATATTTGTTAATACATCTGAAAACAACAACAAATCACAAAGTAAAGAAATAAAGTTGTTAGCTTGGGATAATTCCATTGTAATTAATGAAGATGGAATCTCTGTAATTGATGTTAATGGCAATACAATTAATAGAACTAGTGATGGTATATATATAGAAGATAAAAGTGGAAATGTAATAGAAACTAAGTCAAATGATATTTCTATATCTGTAAAAAATGGTTCAACAATAGAAATGGATGCTTCCAAAATAACACTTAATGGAAATTTGGAGGTATTAAAATGATGAAAAATGCAGTTGTAGAAGGGTGTACTTTAGAGTTGTCTAGTGGTTCAGGAATGATTCAGATTAATACAAACCCATCAACAAAAGGAAGCGTTCAAGGAAAGGAAATTTATAAAGGAACTATGAATATATCTGTTTCCGGTTTTACATCAACAAATGTTCCTTCGTGGATTCCTGGTTCTGGTAGTGGAAATGGTGTGATAATAGGTTCTGCAACTAAAAATATGTTAGAAAATCAGCCCATTATTAAAGAAGAAGATAGTTGCACAATTACTATCAATGGTCAAAAGCAAACGGGAACAAATACAAGCCCTGCAACTGATGTAATAACTGTAAAAATCACAAATGCAGGTCAAAGTGTTATGAAGGTGGAATAAGATGAGTTATTTAAATTCTAATTTTTGGAAAAAAAGTTATCTTCTCGAATTTAAAATAGATGGAATATTAACAGACGCTTTTACTTTTTCTGTTCCACCAGAACAAGAAAGTTTTTCTTTTCCTCAAAGAAAAGGAGAAACTAAAACTTTTGGTGGAATGGTTGTTGCTGATTATGGAAACGATGCTGTTCAAATTTCATTATCAGGGTCTACAATTAACGAAACTTTAAAATTAATATACAAAAGTTCTTTAGGTTCTACAGAATTAACGGGCAGTGAAGAAATATTTTATTTAAGAGATCTTTTAAAAAAATATGGATCACAAGATAAATTGCAAAGAAAAGAAGTTTACTTATATTCTTTGAACGGCGGTGAAGTTGGTGTAAAAAACAATCCTAAATGGTGGCAGATATTTGTATCTACACTGGAAATTAGTAGATCAAAAGAAAAACCATTTACATATAACTATAAATTTGAAGCAATTGGTTTGCCCGAAGTTTTAAAGAAAAATAAATTTCATTATGAAAAGAAAGATGTTGGTTTTAGTTTAAAGGTTTTAACAGATGATAATTTCTTATCCGGAGTGCAAACATGGACCAATAAATTAAAAGACTACAATCAAACTGCAATAGATTATGGAGCTTCATTTATTGGTGAGTTATATAATGCAATTGAAATGAGCAATAACCTTATTGATATTTTTGAAACAACTGTATCAAGCTATGCGAATGTTATTAAATTCGGCACAGATGCTATTGCTGGATTCAACAAGGACGTTATTGGGGTTGCTGATAGAGCAATTAGTTCTGCCCTAAGGTTTCAACCATCTTTAGCCGCTGATGTATGGAATTCTTGTGTAAATATGGTTGATTCTTTTGTTAAAATTGCAGATTTTGCGTTAAATTTACCGAATACATACGGAGAGGCTTATTGGCAACAAGTTAAAGAACTGTTTAGCACTTCTTCTAAAATTATTGAAAGCGAAGATTCAACACAAATATCAGAAGAAGAAATTTCTGATAGCTTAATTACAAATTATAATGCGGCTCTTAATGTTGCAAATGCTGTAAAAGTTGCAATTAAAAAAAATCTAAATGAACAAGGAATTTCTGTAATTCCGGGAAATGTTGAAAATGACGATCAAATAATAATTACTTACGGGTATAAAACAATAGAAATTTCAGATGCAGAAACATCGTGGGACCAAATTGCATTAAAATATTATGGGGATCCTAGTTTGTCATGTATAATTGCAGTTTATAATAATTTACCTGCCAATCAACCGTTAAAAGCAGGAAAGAAAATATTAATACCACAGTTAGATATGGCATCAAATACAAGTGCTAACAATGAAGTATATAATGTTCCAGATGTCAAAGATAATTATGGTAGTGATTTGAAAATTAACACAATGACAAAAGATTTTGAAATTAATAATGGTGATATAGTTTGTATTAAAGGAGCTGATAATTTACAACAAGCATTACTTAATAGATATTCTAGTGAAATTGGTTCTAGGGTTAGGTTAGAATTATATGGCATCCAAACATCTATTGGTAATGACGCTAGAGCAAGTTCTGCGTTAATCCAAGCTAGTATCAATCAAACAACGGTTGAAGATCCAAGGGTTGAAAGTGTTGATAATATTACTTTCCTTGGGAAGGGTGATAATTTAAAAATTCAAGTTGTATATACAGATATTAATAATGCAACAAAAACTTTTGGGGGGAATATATAAATGGTAACAAAAACATATAGCGAACTAGTAGAATCAATGAAGAATAATGCAATAAGTATATCTAAGGAAATTACAGATTTTAATGCAGGGTCAAATATAATGACAATTTTTGAATCTGTAGCTAGACCAATGGAACAGGGGTATGTTGATACAAGAACAGGGTATGCAAATAATTTAAGAGAAATACCGTATGCCCTTTTTGACTTTGAAAGAAAAAATGGTCAAAAAGCTTCTGTAGATGTTGTGTTTAGCAGGAATTCTGCTGTTGATTATGTTTCAACAATCCCAAGTGGAACTAGGGTTAGTAATGGAAGTTTGGTTTTTATTACAACAGAATTAGGTACAATTGCAAGCGGAGAAACAACTTCTAACGCTGTTAGTGCAGTGGCAGAAAATATTGGGCTAGAATATAATGTTGCCGCAAATACAGTTACAACGATAGAAAGCAACTTATCTGCTGAAATAATAGGGGTTACTAATCCCTATAAATCTATCGGAGGAACAAATGCGGAAACTGATACTGAAATGCTACGAAGATTCAAACTGTACATTAATGGCCTTCAAGGAAATAATAAGTATGGGATAATGGCTGGAGTTTTGGGTGTTGAAGGAGTGCGATCTGTTGGAATTGATGAACATTTTCCTCCAAAATCTAACATCTATAATTTTACTGTTTATGTTGATGATGGTACTGGTAGATTAACAGAAAATTTACGGGATAAAGTAGTAGAATTAATTAATGGAAACGATACTGAAACAAGCCCAGGATTAAGGGCAGCGGGGGTTCAAGTTGATGTTCAACCTGCAAGTGTTATAGACATTTCAATTTCATTGACTGCTACAATTTACCGTGTAGATTCTAGTCGCATACAAGATGATATAACAGTTAAATTGCAAAACTATATTAATAGTTTAGGAATTAATGAAGATGTTGTTTTGTCTTCAATAATTGTTCTCCTTAAACAAATAACGGGAATTACAGATATATCAGGAGTAGAAATTAATGATGCTGCGGATAATGTAAAAATAGGTATTAATCAAATTGCAAGATTTAGCTCCGTTATAGTTAATATTGTTAATCAATAAAAGATGGGGGAGAGTATGACAATATCGCAAAAAATAATTGGGAACTTCCCAAAAACAATAGATAAGAATGCTAAAAACTTTAAAGCTGTTATTACTCCAATAATTAATGAAACTGACAATTTGTTAAAATACATGCAAGAGTGGGTTTCAACGGCAAGCATATATGAACAATCTGGAGAGATGCTTAAAAAAACAGTCGCTTTTTTTACATATTTAAAACAGTTTGTTGATGAAACAGAAATTTCGTTAAAAAACAGAATAGGTGCTATTTTTGTAAGAAACCATGACACTAAATGGGGAACTCCTTTTGATGTTAAAAACGTATTTTCACAGTACTTTCCTAGTGCTAAGATTTATTTAGTTGAAAACACAAATAAAACAGATGATTCTGTACAAAGCCTTGCCAATTTATTAGTTGATGGAGATATTGAAACAGATAATCCGAGTTCTTGGATATTAAATAACTGTTCTGCAACAAAAGATAGTAGATTTTCTAAAACTTATGGGATTGAAATGAACCAAACAGGAGGATTGTTAAGTCAAACTGTATCTGTAACACAGAACACATACTTCCTTCACTTTTTCCTAAAGGGCAAAATTAATGTTGTTATAAAAAATAATCACAATAAATATTGGGATTATAAAAATCAACAATGGAGTACAGAAGAAGTAAAAAATGAATTTTCAAGCAATAATTGGAATAATCAAAGTTTGTTTTTTATTACTAATCAGGGCGATAATTCTGTTACGATTAGTTTTGAATATATTGAAACACTAACTTATCTTGATTATTTTAGGTTGTTTGAAAAACAACCATATCCAAGTTTTACAATTATTGCACAGTTTGAAGGATATTCTGCTGCTAATGCTTTTGGTTTGGCTAGTGGAGATGCGGATCCAAATGTAGAAACATCTGAATCAACACCACCTCAACCAAGATATGGAAACTATGGATATTATGATAAATCTTTTTTATCAGGAGTAGCCGCGGGGTTTGCAAAAGATGTTTATGAAGATTTATTGAATTATTTGCGTTCTGTAGGGGTAAAAGCCTATTTAGAAATAATTACAAGGGATTATATAGAATAAATATAAGGAGAGAGAGAAAAATGAGTTTAGAAGAATCAACATTTAACACAGCACAAGTTTTAGACAATGAAATTGTTAAAGCAAGTGATTTCACTTTTGCTTTTGACAATTTGATTAATAACGTGTCTAGAATGACACAGATGGTTTTAGAAGCAAACCAGGATTTTGTCATTAACGGAAAAGTCATTCCATACCAAGGAATGAATGTAAAAATCTCACCTATTTATGGAGTTTGTTTTTCAACAGGTCAAAACTTTGGTTCTACAGAAGAACAAGTAATGGAATATGGATTTGGAGAATCTACAGAAGGAAGAATTGATATTATTCAGGTGAAAGGAGAATGGGCAACTTATGATAATCAACAACGTGCCTTCAACGACCCTGATACAGACACCCAAACATATCAGTATGTTGACACAAAGAAATTCTTAAAACCTGTTTTCCAAATTAAGGCTGGAGAAGAAGGCTCTAGTGTTGCTCCGGAAGTAGATGATGGGTGGGTCAAACTTGCAGAAGTTGTAATTAGGGCAAATAATTCAACTATTTTGGAATCTGATATAAAAAATATAACTAGTGATGTTGCAGGGCTTGACAATGACAATTGGACCACACAACCTAGCATTACATACAACATCGGATATATTTCAGATGTGAATAAACGATTCAGAGAACAACATAATGAAGATGGTTCACACAAAGAGAAAGTTATTGGCACTAAAGAAATGAACATTGGAACAGGTGCTAACGCATTAAACTCAAATGTTATTCCGTTAGGGGGATCTGTAACTTTACCAAATGAAACAATTTCAACAACAGATAGTGTGTTATCAATGCTCGTCAAAGTTTCTACACTTTTAACAACACTGTTTAATAATTATCTTAAAAACGGTGCTTTTAACTTTAATGGTGAAGTTGCATTATCTTCTATTGCTGATGTTAACAATATTCTTACAAATGCTCTTAAACTTGGTGCGGATGGTGAAGGAACTGCTTATTTGAAGATTGGTGATAATACAGTCTTAACAATTACACCAGAAGGAAAATTAGTAACTAACGGTTATTCTGCAACTGCAAGTAATCAATTAATAACAAAAGCTGTAACTGATAGCATCTCTAATTTGGTAAATAATTTAGCTTCAAGAGTTCAATACCTTGAACAAAATCTTGATCCAACCGCCGCTACAAACAGAATTCTATCCAAATTCTCAGTTAATCCAACAACAATCAAGGCTGCAACAACACAAAATGTAAGTTTACAGGGAGAACAATTCATTGATGGAGTGTCTTGTACATCTGGAGATTTTGTTTTAGTAAAAAACCAAAACGACCAAAAAGAAAACGGAATTTATCAAATAACAGCAAGTTCTTGGGTCAGAGCTGCATTTGACATGACTAAACAGTTTTTTTCTGTTATCAATGGGAATACAAATAAAGGTTGTGTATTTTATTCTCTTGTTGATAATATTATTGTAGGAGAAACAGACATAATCTTTTTGCAAAGCTATATTTCGCCTTCAACAAACAAAAATACTCTGGTTTTACGGGATAAGAATGGGGTGGTTCACGGAGCAAAACCAACAAACAAACCAACAGCTCCTAGTGATGAAATTCCGAATATGAAATTTTTAGCTGATGTTTTATACCCAGTAGGTTTTGTTTATCCACAATATCCTTTGTGTCCTTCTCCAATTGATATGAATTTGTATGGAGATTGGGAGGATATTTCTAATAGATATACAGGCTTATTTACTCGCATTGCAGGTGGCGCTGCAGAAGAATTCAACAAACAATTAGAGGTGTTGTCAATTGATGGCACAACATTAACATTTGCTGATGGACACAACTTAACAGTTGGCAGCCTCTTAATTGATTGTCTCGGCGAAAATCCAACTTTTGAACAAAGAGATGTATTATCTGTAAATGGGAATACTGTAACTATAAATGCAGCTTTTTCTTCAACTTTAACGAACGTTTTAGTTGGTCAAATGGACCAAGTACAAGACCATACTCATACAGCAAAAGTACCTCCTAATGGTTGGAATAACTTAGATGTCGGTAAGATTCAAGCACCAACTAGAGGTTCTAACACTGG